AGCGACTTGGCATAAACTGGCTTCTCCCCGGTCCGCGGCACACCGCTCCGCGGCAAATTCTCGGAATTAAGTCGGCGAATTAAAGGGCATTTTAAGTCGCTGGCGAAATTGGCGAAAATCGCCTCGGCGCGGGGAAATTCGGAAAATTGCCGGGGAAAATTGCCGTAAATTCGCCGACCAGATCTGGTTTCCGCTTGACGGCGAGGCACAATCGCTAGATACGCGTTGCTCGCACGGTAACCCCGCGGGGGAATTTTTGGCGGGGTGGGCCGTCCGCAAGGCATGGTGAGCCGTGCCACGCACTCCCCGCTTCTCCCGACCCGAACGGTTTTACCAGTCCAAGGCTTGGCAGACGGTCAGGCTCCTGGCGCTGGAGCGCGACGGCTACCGCTGCGTGAAGTGCGGCGCCGATGTCCGCCGGCCGGGCGCGGCGCGGGTCGACCACATCAAGCTGCGCCGGCTCCATCCCGAACTGGCGCTCGTCCTCGGCAACCTGCGCACCCTGTGCACGAGGTGTGAGGGCGCAGTCCACCGCGAGCGCGGCAAGAAGGGCTGGACCGGCGACCGCATCGAAGAGATCCGGGGATCGGACGCCAAGGGGGATCCGCTCGACCCCAACCACCCGTGGAACAAGAAATGAAGACCCCCAACGTCCGAACAGCCAAAAAGCGTGGCAGACCATCGGCTGCCGACCTCGTCCAACGTCGCCGGGATCAGGAAGTAATTGCCCGGCAACCCCCGTTACCGGGGATGAACGACGAGGAAACCGAAGTCTGGGCGCACGTCGTGGCAGCGGAGCCGGCCGACTGGTTCAGCACCTCGAACGCGCCCCTCCTGGCGCAATATTGCCGGCACGTCGTGCACGCAAAGCGGATCGCCGAGATCATCGAAAAGACGCTCTGCGATCTCGACCGGCCTCCCAGCATCGAGGAGTACAACCTCCTCCTGAAGATGCAGGAGCGCGAGACCCGCGTGATCACGGTACTGGCAACCAAGATGCGCCTGTCGCAACAGTCGACGAGGACTCACCGTGGCAACTCGAGGTCGCGCACCGCGACGACCGTCCCCTGGCAGATCGACGACGAGTAAGAGGACCCGGGCCGAACGCAATATCGACTGGATCCAAGACCACTGCTGCGTTCCGGCGGGTAAGTTTGTCGGCAAGCCGATGGTTCTGCGGCCTTGGCAGCGGGCCGACATCAAGAAGATCTACGACAACCCGGCCGGAACCCGCCGCGCGATCATCAGTTTCGGCCGCAAGAACGGCAAGACGGCGCTGGCCGCGTTCCTCCTACTCCTCCACCTGTGCGGTCCGGAGGCGCTTGAGAACTCGGAACTCTACAGCGCGGCGCAGTCGCGCGAGCAGGCGGGCATCCTCTTTTCGCTCGCCGCCAAGACGGTTCGCGCCTCGCCGAAGCTCGAGCCGTTCATCACGATCCGCGACACCCGCAAGGAGCTGTTCTGCCCAGGTCGCGGCACCCTCTATCGGGCGCTCTCGGCCGAGGTGAAGACCTCCTACGGCCTCAGCCCGGTCTTCGTGGTGCACGACGAGCTCGGCCAGGTGAAGGGGCCGCGCAGCCCGCTCTACGAGGCGCTGGAGACCGCCACCGGGGCGCAGGAAGCCCCGCTGTCGATTATCATCAGCACCCAGGCCCCGACCGAAGCAGACCTCTTGTCGGTGCTGCTCGACGACGCCATCGCCGGCCACGACCCGCGCGTCATCTACTCGCTCTACACCGCCGACATGGACGCCGACCCGTTCGACGCGTGGACGATCCGGCAGGCCAACCCGGCTTTCGGCGACTTCCAGAACGCCGCCGAGGTTCTGGCCATGGCCGAGGACGCGCGCCGCACCCCGAGCCTGGAAGCGTCGTACCGCAACCTGATCCTGAACCAGCGGGTCGAAGCTTCGGCGCCCTTCGTCTCGCGCGGGGTCTGGGCCGCCAACAACGCAAAGCCGAAGCCGCTGGCGGGCGTCCCGGTCTATGGCGGGCTCGATCTCTCGGAGACCGCCGATCTCACCGCGCTGGTGCTGATCGGCCTCGTCGACGAGATCTGGCAGATCCACCCGACCTTCTGGCTACCGGGCGACGGGTTGAAGGCCAAGGCGGATCACGACCGGGTGCCCTACGACCTCTGGCACCGCGAAGGCTACCTCCTGGCGGCGCCGGGCAAGAGCGTCGACTACGAGTACGTCGCCGAGTACCTGACCGGAGTCTTCGACGCTTTCGATATCAAGAAGATCGCCTTCGACCGGTGGAATTTCCGGCACCTGCGGCCTTGGCTGCTAAAGGTCGGGTTCACCGAGGCGATGATCGAAAAGCACTTTGAGGAATTCGGCCAGGGCATGAAGTCGATGTCGCCGGCCCTGCGCGTGCTGGAGGCCGACCTCCTCAATGGCCGGATGGCACACGGCGATCACCCGGTGCTGCGCATGTGCTCGCGCAACGCGGTCATCGACACCGATCCGGCCGGCAACCGGAAGCTGATCAAGGATCCGAAAAAGCTCTCGGGCCGGGTCGACGGCATGATCTCGCTGGCCATGGCGCGCGGCGCCGCCGCCGCCGATGCCGAGAAAACCTTCAATATCCGCGCGCTGATCGGTTAGCGGCGCGGCCCCGCCGGGCGAGGGGCTCAGACCCGGCAGGTTGTCTGGGGACGCCTCACCGCGCCGCCGTGCGCTCTTTAATCTCGGGATCTCGAAAATGGAACTCGTCCAGAGGACGACGGCTGCTGCCGCGCCTGGCGGCGACCCGCTCGAGTTCGTCATGTCGGACGCGACGGTCGATAGATTCGGCGACATCATCGAACCCGACGGCTGGCAGCTCGCGAACTTCCGCAAGAACCCGATCGCGCTGTTCGGCCACGACGGCGACTTTCTGGTCGGCAACTGGCACAACGTCAGGATCGAGGACGGCGCGCTGATCGGTCGCCTCGACTTGCTGCCGCCCGTCTCGGAGCGGCTGCGGGAGATCCACACCGCCATCGATGCCGGCGTCCTGCGCGCCGTCTCGGTCGGCTTCCGCCCGATCAAGCGCGAGCCCATCGAGGGCAGCAAGGTCGGCGGCATCCGCTTCCTCGAAACCGAACTTGTCGAATGCTCGCTCGTCTCAGTGCCGGCGAACCCGAACGCGCTGCAGGTGGCGAGAAGTCTGAATTTGTCCCGCGATACCATGGCTCTGATCTTTGGCGAGTCCGCCCTTGATGGTCAGGAACCGGGTCGTGGGCGTCCTGGCGAGCCTGCCGGAACCTCCCTGACCAGAAGGTCACCCCCGATGAATATCTCGGAGCGTATCGAGCGGGCTCAGGCCACGCTCACCGAACTCAAGGACAAGCTTAACAACCACATCACCTCGCAGGGCGAAGTGATCGACGAGGCGGCGACTTTGGTCGCGGCCGAACTTAGCGGGCAGATTAAGCAGACCGAGGGCACGCTGGTGATGCTGAAAGACGCGGAAGCGTCGCTCGGCGCCAAGAGCGATCCCCTGGTCACCACCCCCGGCACGAACGTCGTTACCACCACCGGCAACAACACCCGCCGGCCGTTCTCGCTGCCGCAGAAAAAGGTCGAGCCGGTCGACTACATCTACCGCTCGGTGGCGGCGGCGGTCGTCGCCCACATGACCCATCGGCCGATCCCCGAGGTCTTGCGCGCCGCCTACGGCGACGACGAGATCACCCACCGGGTCGCCGACATTCTGGTGATGCGGGCCGCGACGGTGCCGGCGTCCACCACCCAGGTCGGCTGGGCCGCCGAGCTGGTGCAGACCGCGATCCTCGACCTCATCGACACGCTGCCGGTGATGTCGGTCTACCCGCGGCTGCGCGCGCTCGGCGGGCGCTACACCTTCGGGCGCAACGGCATCGTCTCCCTGCCGGCGCGCAGCGCGACCCCGACCGTCGCCGGGTCGTTCATCGCCGAAGGTGCTCCCATCCCGGTGCGGCAGGCTGCGTTCACCGCAGTCACGCTGACCCCGAAGAAGATGGGCGTCATCACCACGATGACCCGGCAGATCGCGATGCACTCGACGCCGGCCATCGAACAGGTGCTGCGCGAGGCGATGGCCGACGACACCGCCATCTCGCTCGACACGATCCTGCTCGACAACGTGGCGGGGACTGCGGTGCGGCCACCGGGCCTGCGGTACAACGTGACCCCGGTCACGCCGACCGCCGGCGGCGGGTTTGCGGCGCTGGTCGGCGACCTGAGCAAGCTCGTCGAGGTGCTGTCGGACGCCAACTCGATGCGCTCGCCCGCCTGGATCATGCACCCCAGCGATGTGGTGCGGATCGGGCTGACTCAGGGCACCGCCGGCACCGACTTCCCGTTCCGCGCCGAGGTCAATGCCGGGAACCTGCTGGGCTACCCGGTCATCCAGTCCACGACCCAGACCAAGAAGTCGGTGATCCTGCTCGACGCCGCCGACTTCTTCTCGGCGACCGGCGACGAGCCGATGTTCGACGTGTCGGATCAGGCGACGATCCACATGGAGGACACCACCCCGCTGCCGATCGGCTCGACGGGCACCCCCAACACCGTGGCGGCGCCGGTTCGCTCGCTGTGGCAGACGGACAGCCTCGGCATCCGCATGCTGCTCGATGTCAACTGGGCGATGCGGCGCACGGGCGTCGTGACTTACGTCACGGGCGTGACTTGGTAAGCAGACGATCAGATGGCGGGCGGTCTGAACCGCCCGTCGTCGTGCTGCTTGTGGTGGCAGGCCTGGCGCTATGCGTGATCGGCCTCGCCGCCATCCCGATCCTCTTCGCGGTGCCGCAATGACCGAGCCGCTGCTGCAGTTCTTCGCCTACCACCACCTGCCGATTCAACTCCAGGCGATCAGCATGCCGTTCGGCGAACTGGCCGACCACATCGTCGCGACGCTGCCGCGCAACCCCGAGCGGACGACCGCGCTGCGCAAGCTCCTCGAGTCCAAGGACTGCGCGGTCCGGGCGGCGCTGTTCAAGGAGCCGGCATCATGAGCACCATCGAAGAGATGCGTGCCGCCTGGGACAAGCAGACCAAGGAACCCTTGGTGCCGATGCCGCCCGGCGCTGCGGTGCCTGGATCCGCGCTCGAGTACCGCATCGCCAAGCTGCGGCTGGAGCCCGGCGATGTCCTCATCGTCAAGGTGGATCAGCACCTAACCCTGGAGATGACGATCGGCGCGGCCCAAGCGATGAAGGACATCGTTGGCCAGGATGTGCCGGTCATGGTGATCGACCGAGACATCGACGTGTCGCTGCTGACCAAGGCCGAGATCGCGGAGCGAACAGTATGAGCGATCCATGGGCCTCCGGGGTGATGCGTTTCGAGGTAGCGCAGGCTGACCCGTTCGAACGGTTGCCAGCACTGGCGGCGAGGCTGGGGGTGAAGCCTTACGAGGCTGAGGATCGAGGTCAGGCCGAGGTGCTGCTGCACACCAAGAACGGCGAGCGCTACAGCCTGTTCGACCTGATCAACGCGTTTCTCGACCGGTTGGATAAGGCATGATGGACGTGCCGCTGATCTGCGACCCGGTGCCGGGACCATCGGGGATCATCACGACTTCCCGGCGATTATCAGCGGCTGACGTAGAGCGGTTTCGCAAACGCTGGGCACTCGTATCGAAGGGCTTCGCAAGTCCGAGCGAAATACTGCCTGCGGCGTATCGGTTCCAACCGTTGACCGCCGGCCGCACCGAATGGCCCGACGCCGAGTATTGCGCGGCCTGACCGATGCGCCTCCTCGTCCTCTATCACGCCGGGTACAGCTACACGCCGACGATCCGGCATTACCTCGAGGCCTTCGGGCGGTACTCGACCTGCGAGGTCGCGTATTCGAACGTCGACCAGCCCGAATGCATCGATCTTGCATATTTCGACGCGGTTTTGGTCAATTTCTGCGTCACCTCGATGGTGCGCTTCCCCGAGCGCCTGCCCGAGTTCTTCCCGCCCTTGGCGGCGGCGCTGGCCGGGTTCAAGGGCGTCAAGCTGGCCGCGGTGCAGGACGACTACGACTTCACCAACCGGGTGATCGAGTTCCTGGCCCAGATCGGTGCCGACATCGTGCTGACCCCGGTGCCGGCCGAAGGGATTCCGGTCGTCTATCGCGAGCTCGCGAACCGGATGCACTTCGAGACGGTGCGCACCGCCTATCTCGTCCCCGGCCTGATCGAGCGCGGTCATTCGCTGCCGCCACTGGCCGAGCGGCCGATCAGCCTCGGGTATCGCGGTCGCGAACTGCCCTACCGGCTGGGTGATCTCGCCTGGCACAAGGCCGAGGTCGGGCGGCAGTTCAAATGGGCCTGCTCCCGCCGGCATGTCGCCTGCGACATCGCGATCGATGAGGGAAGCCGGTTTCTGGGCGACGCCTGGCTCGATTTCGTCGCCCGCTGCCGGGTCATGCTGGGCAGCCCCAGCGGGGCCAACGTCTTCGACTTCGACGGCTCGCTGCACAAGCGCCTCGTCGCGCTCTACCGGCCGGGCCTGCGCTACGGCGAGGTGCGCGACGAGATCCTCGCTCACGCGGTCCCGTTCGACATGGGGCAGGTCTCGGCCCGGATCTACGAGGCGGTGGCGTTCGGCACCGCGCTGGCGCTGGTGCGCGGCAATTACTCCGGGGTGCTCGAACCCGACGAGCACTATGTCCCGATCGAACCCGACTACAGCAATGTCGATCAGGTGCTGGAGCGCATCCTCGACATCCCGGCCATGGAAGCGATGGCCGAGCGTGCGCTGACCCATGTCACGGGCGATCTGCGCAACCACTACAGCGATTTCGTCGGCCGCATCGACGACCTGATCCTGGCGCGGTGCCACCTCGGCGGTGGGGTCGCCCACGGGCAGGGGCCTCGGCCCGCAGTCACCGATCACCTGCTCGGCACCGATCCGTACCTGATCCGACAGCTGTTTGAGACCCGGCGCGCGCTGGCGGAATCCGAGGCGAACCGACGGGAGTTCCTGCAGCTCGCCGCCGAGAGGAGGCTCGAGGTCGTCCGAACCGGCGAGCGAACCTATCAGGTGCTGCACCGCGCCGAGGCGCGTTCGCCTTGATGATCCCCTGTGGATTAGCTGGGGATGATTAGCTGAGGAGATAGCAAAATGTCCGACGAACAGGCGGTGCACGACGCGCTGAGCGCCGAGTCGGCGCGGGTCATGGAGCAAAGCAAGCCCATCCCGAGCCAAGCCGATATCGACGCGATCAAGCGCGGCGAGAAGGGCGTCGACGACAAGGAGGATCCGAAGAACCCCGAAATGCCGCCCGCGCATGAGCAGCACGCGGCCTTCCGCCAGGCGCGGCAATCCGATGCGGATCGCGCTGGCCGGGAGCGCGGCGGCTATCAGACCCGCGCGGCTGAGCCAGAGGAGTCGACGCCGGCACCGGCCCCGACCTCGGGCCGCAGCACGTCGCGGGCGTCGTCATCGTCGTTGTCCTCGACCTCCACCCCCGACGACGAGAAACACACTGCGTAAATGCTGGGCCTTCCCGCAGTTCGGCGCGTCTTGGATGCATTCGCGCAGCCCTTCCGCGCGCCCGTCGCCAGATCGGACGTGCCGGCAACCACGCCGGCACCGCCCGCTGGCTATATCCTGCCGTTGGGCGGCGGATACATTCCGGCGAGCTGGCCGGTCAATTTCTGGCAGATGGGCTATGACCCGCTGTCCCACGATGCGTCGTCGGTCGTCTACGGCTGCATCGCCGCCTACGCGCAGACCGTCGCGATGTGCCCTCCCGCGCATTGGCGCTCGACCGGCGACGGCGGTCGCGAGATGGTCACCACCTCGGCGCTGTCGCGGATCCTGCGCAAGCCGAATTTCTATCAGTCGCCATCGGACTTCTTCCTCTACCTGACCGACTGTCTCTACCGGCAGGGCGAGGCCTTCGGCCTGGCGCTGCGCAACGAGCGGTTCGAGATCAACCAGATCCACCTGATGAACCCGCGGCTCTGTTTTGCGCGGGTCGCGGTCACCGGGGATCTTTTCTACACGCTGGGCGGCAACGAGATCGTCGAGCGGATGTTCGAGGGCGAACGCTACCTCCTCGACGCCGTGCCGGCCCGCGATGTCCTGCACGTCCGCCTGCCCGATCCCCGCAACCCGCTGAAGGGCTGCCCACCGCTCGAGGCCTCGCTGATCGAGCGTGCCGCCTCGGAGGCGATGGTGCAGCAGGCGCTCGCCTACGCCAACAATCAGGGTCGCCCGTCGGGGGTGCTGTCGACCGAGGCGGATCTCAACGAGGAGCAGGTCACGTTTCTGCGGATGCTCTGGGACAAGCAGACCAAGGGTGTCAACCAGGGCGGCACGCCGATCCTGACCAACGGCCTCAAGTGGGAGTCGGCGGTCATGAACTCGCGCGACGCCCAGATCGCCGAGTTTTTGAAGTTGTCGGATGCGCGCATCGCCACCGCCTATCGGGTGCCGCAGGCACTTCTCAGCCTAGAGCCGCAGGGGCCGCAAACCTCGACCGAGGCCCTGATGCAGTACTGGGTCGCCACCGGTCTGGGGTTTGCCGCCAACCATATCGAGGAAGCGTTCGGGCTGCTGTTCGGCCTCGCCGGCCAGCCGATCGAATACATGGAAATGGATTTCGAGGCGCTGCTCCGAGCCAACTTCCGAGATCGCATGGAAGGTCTCGCCCGCGCGGTGCAGGGCGGCATCTTTGCTCCCAACGAAGCCCGCGCCCGCGAAGAGCTGCCGAAGAAGCCCTACGGCGACGAACCCCGCGTGCAGCAACAGGTCGTGCCGCTGAGCGCCTGGGCGCAAACGCCGCCCGCCACCCCCGCCCCGGATGCGCCCCCGTCCTCACCGCCAGCCGGAGATGAACCGAATGTCGACGGCAGCACCCAGGAGCAATTCGATTGGGTCCGGGCCATCAACGATGCCGCCGATCGATATCGGGCCGCGTGAGGTCTTCGCCGACGCGCTGGGTCGGGTGCTGGAGCAGGTCAGGCAGGAGTTCCGGGTAGACCGGCAACTGATGCAGGCCGAGTACGGTCGCACCGTCGCCGAGCTCCGCGCCGAAGTTTCCGAGCTGAAACTGAAGCTCAACGAGATCATGGCCGAGCGGCTGGCGCAGCTGCATGACGGCAAGGACGGCGAGCCGGGGCCGCAAGGTGATCCAGGCCCGCAAGGTGAAAAAGGCGAGCCGGGCGCGGCCGGCGACCAAGGGGTTCCGGGTGAGCGCGGTGAGCCGGGCGAGCAGGGGCCTCCCGGCGAGAAGGGTGAGCCGGGCGAGCGCGGCGAGGCTGGAGAGCGCGGTGAACCGGGCGAGGCTATCAGAGGTGCACCGGGCGAGACGGGCGATCCTGGGCCTCCAGGCGCCGCCGGAGAGCGCGGTGAACCGGGCGCCCCGGGTGAACGCGGCGAGCCAGGATCTCCGGGTGAGCGCGGTGAGCCTGGCGAGCAGGGGCCGCAAGGGGTTGCGGGCGAGCGCGGCGAGCGCGGCGAGCCGGGCGCACCGGGTGAGCCGGGGTCTCCGGGCGAGCGCGGTGAGCCGGGCCAGGAGGGGCCGTCGGGGCCACCGGGTGAGAAAGGTGATCCAGGGGATCCGGGCGAGCGCGGTGAGCGCGGGGAGCCGGGTGACCGCGGCGAGCCGGGCGAGAAAGGTGATCCGGGCCAGGAGGGCATGCAAGGCCAACCGGGGGAGCCGGGGCCTCCGGGCGAGCGCGGCGAGCCGGGGATACCGGGAGAACGCGGCGAGGCGGGGGTCGCTGGGGAACGCGGCGATCCCGGCCCAGCGGGCGAGCGCGGCGAGGCCGGGCCTCCCGGCAAGCTGGCCGGCGTCAAGCCCTGGGCGCGCGGTGTTCACTACGAGAGCGATGTCGTGACGCATCTCGGCTCGACCTGGTGCGCGCTGCGCGACACCGGAGAGGAACCGCCACACGGCGACTGGCTCCTCGTCGCCGAGCGCGGCCAGGACGCTCCCGTGGGCGAGGTCAGAGGCAGCTATGACCCGACAGCGAAATACCGGCGGTTCGACATCGTCGCCTACAACGGCTCCGAGTGGCGGGCAAAGGTCGATGACCCCGGACAACTCCCCGGAGACGGGTGGGCGTTATCTGCACAGAAAGGCGACCGCGGCCGACGCGGCGAACCCGGCGAGCAAGGCCCGCCAGGACCGCAAGGGAAGGCGGGGGCGACGATCAGCGAGTGGCTGACCGAAGGCTACCGCGCCATCCCGGTGCTGAGCGACGGCACGCTGGGGCCGGCTCTCAATCTGCGCGAGTTCTTTGAGGCCTACCATGGCGAGGCGCGCTGATGGCCTACGAACTGGTCACAGCGCCCACCACCGAGGTGATCACCCTTGAGCAGGCGAAACTGCACCTCAAGGTCGACACCTCGGCCGACGACGACCTGATCACCATGCTGATCATGGCGGCGCGCAATCGGTACGAAGGCCCCTACGGGATCTACGGCTCGGCTTTTCTGACGCAGACCTGGGACTATTTCGCCGACTCATTCCCGGCGACCGGCCTTGAGATCACCTTTGGCCCGGTCCAGTCGGTCGAGGAGGTCGGGTACAGCGACAGCAGCGGCAACACCGTGGTCATGGATCCCTCGGCCTATCAGGTGGACAAGGTCAGCGTCCCGGCGCGGATCGTGATCCCCGGTACCGTCCCAGTGTCGAGCGGGCTCAACTCGGTCAAGGTGCGCCTCAAGGTCGGCTACGGCGACACGGCGGACAAGGTGCCGCCCCTGGTCGTGCAGGTGATGCTGGTGGCGATCGGCTACTGGTACGCCAACCGCGGCGGCTACGGCAGCAGCAACTTCCCGGCCTGGATCGACCAGCTGGGGCTGCCGGCAAAGCGCCGCTGGGCGATGTGACATGCTCACCACCAGCGGGCTCGCGCCCTCGATCGGCGAATTGAGCCACCGGGTCGATCTACAACGCCGCACCGACGCCCCGGATGCGGCGACCGGCGGCACCGTCGAGGCCTACGCCAAGATCGCCACCGTCTGGGCCAGGGTCGAGGCGATTTCCGGTTCGCTCTATTTCGCCAGCCAGCAGGTCGAGACCGGCACGACGCACGCCATCACCGTGCGCTACCGCAGCGACTGGCGGCTCGTCGAGTACATCCGCTGGGATCGCCGCAGCTTCCGGGTTGAGCGGTGCCGCGATCTGGAAGGCCGCGAATACCAAGAGTTCCTCTGCGAGGAAATTGAGACTGAAACCTGATGCCGATCCAGTTTGTCACCGACGCCAGTCAAGCCACCCGCGGTCTGTTCTCGGTCGCCGACTTTGCCGATCTGGCGCGCCGGCCGATCCGCGCGGCGCTGCGCGAGACGGCGCAGGATGTCATGGTCGATGCCAAGGCCAGTATGCCCGATCGCGGGGGGCGACCGTCGCGCCCCGGCGAGACGCCGACCCGGCAGACCGGGAAACTGGTAGCAGCGCTGATGACGAAGCAGCCGGCCTCGCGCCGCAACGCCGAGCGGGCGTATGTGACGACGCCGCCGGGCGACGAGTACCGCTACGCCTGGATGCTGGAAAGCGGGTTCCCCCGCATCGGCGGGCCGCGCCCGTTCTTGGTGCCGGCGCGGCAGCGGCATGTTGCCGACTTTGTCACCCGCGTCGAAGCCGCCCTCGAGGAGGCGGCGCGGCAGACCAACCGCCGATGAAGCTGAAGCCGATCATCGATCAGCTAAAGGTCGCGACCACCAGCTTCAACGGGCGGATCGCCGGGGCGTCCGAATATGCCGCCGGGGTCGAAAGCACCCGCCTTGTCGTGCCCTGCGCTTTTGTCATGCGCGGCCAGGTCTTCACCGACGAAGCCCGCACTCTGGGCGAGGTCGTGCAGATGATGACCGAGGAGTTCGGCATCGCCGTCGCGGTCGACAACAGCCAGGACGAGCGCGGCCAGATGGCCGAGGAGCTGCTCGACGACATCCGCCAGGATCTGATCCAGGCGCTCCTCGGCTGGGCCCCTGACGAGACGCACAACGCGATGGAATACGGCGGCGACGTGCCGATCGAGATCAACCGGGGCCGGCTCTGGCGGCTCTTCGTGTTCCGCACTTCCGGGGCGATTGCCAGCCTCGACCTGTAGCACCCGCTACCCCGCTTCCAAAACCTGTCTGGAGTAACCGCGATGCCGGAAGATGTCGTGCGCGAAGCCGTTGTTGTGCGCTATGCGGTGACGCATGAGCTGACGCCGGAAGGCACCCTGATCATCGTCGAAGATCAGGTGGTGACCGACCCGCCGCCCGATTTGCCGCTCGGGGAAGAGGTGCCGGCCGATCCTATCGTCCCCGACACGCCGCCGGTCGACCCGCCGCCGGGCACCACCACTACGAGCGGCACCGTCAGCACCAGCAGCTGGGCGGCCCCGACGCCAACGCCCGCCCCTGCGCCTGCGCCAACCTCTACGGACTCGGAGGTCTGACCGATGCCGACGCTGCTGTCGCGCAAGGCAGCGCTCTTATTCAAGATCGAGTCGACCGAGGGCGTCGATGCAGCGCCGGCCGCCGGCACAGATGGCATTCTGGTCGAGAACTGCAGGATCACGCTCAATCCCAATATCGTCGAGACGAACGAGGTCACTCCGTCACTCGACCCGTTCGATCCGATCGTCGGCGGCATGAGCGCGTCGATTGAGTTCGATGTCTACATGAAGGGCTCCGGGTCGGCGGTGACGCCGCCCGAATATGGCGATCTCCTCAAATGCTGCGGCTACGCCGAATGGATCGTTGGGCCGACACCGGGGGGCGGACCCGAGGTTTGCGGTGCCGGCGCTTCGACGGTGCAGGCGACTCTGGGGGCCTCGGCATCGACAAGCTCGCAGCAATATCGCGGGATGCCGGTCAATTTTACCGGCGCGGTCACGTTGAACACGTTTATTTGGGATTACAGCGCCGCGAAGGTTGCGAAGCTGACCGATACCGCTTCTGCCAACATCACCAACACCACGAGCTGGCAGATCCCGGCGAACGTGACCTACGTTCCGGCTTCGAACGTACTCAGTTCGGGCACGATCCATTATTTCAACGACGGGCTGCGGTACGTTTTCCTCGGCAATCGGGGCACTGTCGCCTTTAACATCGTCTCGGGCGGACCGGCCAAGGCCAGCTTCCGCTTTATGGGGATGTTCAGCTCCAAGACCGATGTGGCATTGCCGGCGGTCACCTATGACGTGACCCGCCCGCCGATCTGGAAGGGTGGTTCCTGCACCATCGACTCGGCCCAGGCAGCCGCCGGCACTCTCAACCTCGACACCGGCAATCAATTGGTGATGCCGGATAACCCGAACGCCCTGGAAGGTTTCGACCCGGCGATCATTACGCTGCGTCAGTTGCGGGGTTCGATCAACCCGAAGGAAACCTTGGTCGCCACCAGGAACATCATGGCCGACTTCCGCTCCCAGACGAAGCGGCCGATCCACGCCAAGCTCGGCATAACCGCCGGCAACCGCATCGGCTTCACCATCCCCGCCGCTTTGTACTTGAACGAAACGTACGGTGACAACAACGGCTACCGCATCGTCGATGTGCCGTTCGACATGACCGGGCAAGACTCGGGGATGGTCATCTGCAGCTTCTGACGCTGACCGACTGAACCACAGGCGTTCAGTCGCGCTTTTTTCACTTCCGACCGGAGACAGATCATGCCGACGCTGCTGACTCGCAGGGCCGCCGTGTTGTTCAAAATCGAAAGCACGGAAGGTGTCGATGCCGTTCCGGTAGCCGGCACCGATGGCGTTCTGGTGGAAAACCTCAGGATCACGATGAACCCGAACATCGTGGAGACCAATGAGGTGACGCCCAGCCTCGACCCATTCGACCCGATCGTCGGCGGCATGAGCTCGTCAATCGAGTTCGATGTCTACATGAAGGGCTCGACAGCAGCGGCTACGGCGCCCGAGTGGGGCAAGCTTCTCAAATGCTGCGGCTACTCCGAGACCATCACCGCAGCGGCGGTCCCGGCGGCCCCGGAAGCCTGTGCGGCCGGCGGGACCACCATCCTCGCCAATCTCGGCGCAACTGCTGTTGCGACAGCGCAGCTCTACCGGGGGATGCCGCTCAACCTTACTGGCGCGAACACGCTGCAGACGTTCATCTACGACTACAGCGTCACCAAAGCCGCCAAGATCACTGATACGGCTTCGGTCGCGATCGTCGCCGCGACGCTCTACCAGATCATGCCCAACGTCCTCTATGTCCCGGCGTCGGGAGCGATCAGCAGCGGCACCTTCTATATCTTCAACGACGGGCTGCGGTACGTCTTCCTCGGTAACCGCGGCACCGTCGCCTTTAACATCGTGAGCGGCGGGCCCTGTAAAGCGTCCTTCCGCTTTATGGGCATGTTCGCGTCGAAAACGGATTTGGCGCTGCCGACCGTCAGCTACGACGCGACCCGTCCGCCGATCTGGAAGGGCGGCGCCTGCACGATCAACAGCGCGGCGATGGCAGCCGGGACGCTGAACTTGGACACCGGCAACCAGTTGGTGCAGCCGGATGACCCGAACATGCCCGAGGCGTTTGACCCGGCGATCATCCCGCTAAGGCAGCTGCGCGGCAGCATCAACCCGAAGGAAACCTTGGTCGCGACGCGCGACATCATGGCCGACTTCCGCTCCCAAACCCGCCGGCCGATCCACGCGAAATACGGCATCACCGCCGGCAACCGCCTCGGCTTCACCGTGCCGGCGGCGCTCTACCTCAATGAGACCTACGGTGACAACAACGGCTACAGAATCGTGGACGTGCCCTTCGACATGACCGGCCAGGACTCTGGGCTGAGTATCTGCAGCTTCTAGGAGGCTCCCTTGCTAGCGTTATCGACCAAGGACGCCGTGCGCTTTACGCCGGATCGGCTGAAGGAGCGCGACCCCGTCCCGGTGTTCCTGCTCAAGACCCCGTCGCTGCGCGACAAGATCGCGCTCGACGCCGAGGTGCAGGCCGAGGGCGTGCGCTACCCGCCCAACACCGAATACGCAGAGGTGCTGCGCGAGGCGGTCCTCGCCCAGGTGCTGGAGCGCGACCACCCGCAGCTTCTCGAGATCATCTTGGAATACGAGGCGGTCAACGAGGAAGGCAACCCGATCCCGGCCGAACTCACCGAGCGGATCGAGGAGATCGCCAAGGCGCTGCGCCCCTATCATCGCCCGCTGGCGCAGCTCGAGGCCGAGCGCACCCGCTATCTCGGCACCGCCTTCCTTGTCCGGGCCGAGATGTTCCTCCTCAAGATCGAGGGTGACCCCGAGGCGCCCGAGATCGAGCGCCGCTACGGGAAACTCACCGAGGACTGCCAGAACGCCATCGAACAGCGCTACGGGCAGGGGACGCTCTTCGCCATCGGCGGGCGGACGATCGAGATCACCCAGCCGACCGAGGACGAAAGAAAAAACTCGCCATCGCCGCCTGCATCGCCGCCCGACCCCGAGACTTCGACGGAGGAGCCACCGCCCCCGACGGCTCGGCGTGGGAGATCCTTGGGGAACGGTACGGGCGCAACCCCCGCCTAGACCTGCCGCAGGTCTATTTCGAGGTGGTGCGGCTGTGGCGGCTGGCCTACCCGCCGCACGGGCGCATCGTCGGGATGGCGGCGGGCATCATCCCCATCGTCGGGCACCTGCCGGAAGCCGGCGGCACTCTCGATCAGGCCTCCTGGGTGATGGAGGCCTTTGGTCTCTTAAACAGCTATGAGATGAAGTTCGCGCCGCCGCCGGGTTAAGGAAGGCCGGCCTTTATCGACCGATGAGTCTTTGCAGGCTTGGCGGTAGTGGTGTGCTCCTCGTATCGCTGAACTCGCGGCAAAGCTGGACGGCGATCTCGGCTGTCTTCCTCGTCCTCTCGTTGACATAAGCTTCCTTGTTCGGGTGGTCATAGGAGGTCATCGCCTCGGCCCTGCCCCAAAACTGCCGCACCTGATGTTCTGATAACTCACACCCGTCCGGCTGCCGCGCGTCGGATAGTAACGGCTCGTATGTCAACGGAGCGGAGTTATTCAAGCGTGCACCGAAGTACAGTGCACCGAGAATACCGAGCACGCAAATTATCGAAACAACGAGTGCCTCTTCTAAAAAGTTCTGGCGCATTAGGTGCTCCTGTTTCGCTGCGTCCGCAGCATTTAGCTCAAACCGCCCTGCTGCGGTCTTGATAGGCCCGGCCAAAAAATTGATCGGACCCGCTTGCGGACCTGATGGCAACTCCCCTCTCCATATCCCTCAAAGTCGTCGGCCTGGATCAAGCCAAGGCCGATCTGAGGACGTTTGCCGAAGCCGGTAAGCGGACTTTTGACGAGATCGAGGCCGAAGCCAAGAAAATTGGCGAGGCCGCGTCCAACAGCGACAGGTCGCTGCAGGCGCTGGCGAACCGGCTGCGCCAGACCTCGGCGGCGATCGACCCGGTCACCGCCAGCGCGATCAAGCTGCGCGAGAGCCTCGTCGATGTGCAGCGCGGCTTGCAGGCCAACCTGATCTCGACCGAGCAAGCGGCGCGGATGACGGAATTTCACCGTCAGAAGCATGAGGATTTTGTCCAGACCGTCACCAAATCGGTCTCGGCGCTGACCCGCATGAGCGGCGAACTGCGCGAATTCGGCACGGTCGGCCGCCAGTCATTTGAACAGATTTCGGCAGCGGCGAAGGGGCTGGCCGGGACCGCTCTCACCACTGAAGACGCTCTGACCAAGGCGATGACGGTGGTCAGGGGGCTCGCGGCGGAAATGAACCCCGCTGCGGCAGCCGCGCTAAAGCTGCGCGAGCAGTTGGCCGCCATTGCGACGGTTGAAGCCAGCGGGAATATCTCGCCGGAAGTCGCCGCCGGGCTACGCCAGCAGCTCCAGCTTGCGCGCGAACTGGCAGACCAAGAGGCGGCGCTCGCAACGCAGCGGCAGGCGGCAGCCCTTATCCAGAAACAGGTAACTGCCGAGGCCACCGCGGCCGAACAGCGGGCGGCAACCGCGACACAAGTCCATTCTGCGGAGGTGGCGGCGGCGGCGCGGACAGCGGCGACCGCTCAGAAGGCCGCCGCGCAGGAAACCGCTGCGGTCATCAAGACGGCCGAAGAGCAGGCGGCGACCGCTTGGAGAGTGCACTACGCGGAGGTGGCGGCGCAGGCGCGGGCGGCGGCTGCGGCTCAGCAGGCGGCAGCGCAGTCGGCAGCGCTCGTCGAGAAGGCGACAGCCCTTATCCAGAAACAAGCCGCCGACGAAGCCAAGAAAGCCGAAGAGCAGGCGACAACCGCGTCGAGGGTACATTACGCGGAAGTAGCGGCGCGGGCGCGGCTGGCCGGCGAAGCGGTAAAGGGGACGGCGCAGCAGACGACGATTTCGGCCGCCCAGGCCCGCTTCGCGGTGCAGCAATTTGGTTTCCAGATCAACGACGTCGCGACACAGTTAGCGTCTGGCGCCAACCCATTCAGAGTAGCGACGCAGCAGGCTGGTCAGTTTGTCCAGGCCTTCCAAGTTGGGGGTGGACCGGCTGCCGTGCTGCGCGGTTTTGTGGTTGAACTCAAGAGCCTGATTTCACCGACCACCGTTGCTATCGCGGGGTTGGCCGCGCTGGGCGTGGGTTTTATTGCGCTGGTGGCGAGGTCGACAGCTGCGGACGCGGCGATGCGACAGTTCGCCGTAACGCTCGAAGCAATGAACCTGACCGCCAAAGCCACGCCCGCGGGGCTTGAGGCGGTGTCGCATTCTTTTCTTGACCTGGGTATTTCGGTCAGCGAGGCGCGCACTCAGCTGAACCAACTCGCTACGAGCGGCCTCGATCCACAACGATGGCAAGCGATAATCAGGGCCGCAGCCAATTTGCAGACTGTATTTGGCGGCGATCAGTTTCAGAATCTCAAAAACGCCTTTGCCGGCGGCGTCGAGAGTGCGAGCACCTACGCGCTTAAGCTCCGCTTGATAACCACTGACCAGGCCGCCTATGCGCGGCAACTCGTATTAAGCGGGGACGCCGGCAAGGCGCTGGACTTTATACTACAACAGGTGACGGCACGCTCTGACGATTGGAATAAGCGAGCGTTGAGCCCACTCGGGCAAGCTCTGCGTGACTTGAACGTCGCTTACGACAAATTTGTCACGACCCTCTCAAAGAGCGATGCCATTAGAGGAGTGGTCGAGCAAACGACCGCCCTTGTGCGGGTAATCGAGGACCTGTTCAAAAAAGAACCGCCAAAGTGGTTCAGGGTTCTTTTTATGGATGAGGCGGTCCCCGGCCTGGGTAACATCGTGACCCAACTGCTGCGGATGCAGGGTATCCCGGTCACGGGCTCGGGGCCTGGCGGCATCAGCGGGCCGGCTCCGGCTGCGGGCGGGGCGGCTTCTGGCGCGGGGGCTGGCCCGCTTAGTGTGACCATAACTAAGAGCCCATCGGCAGTCGCCGGCCTCGACCCCACCCTCCAATTTGCTTTGCGCGATATGTTCGCGGCGGCTGCCGAGAGTGGCATAACCCTCGGCATCGGCAGCGGATTTCGGACTTTTGAGCAGCAAACCAAACTATACAACGAGGCCATCGCGAAATACGGTTCGGCGAATATCCCCGGGCATCAAGTCGCATATCCTGGGACGTCGATGCATGAGAAAGGGCTAGCTGCCGATCTGACGGCCAGCGGTACCACAATTCGTGCGGGCAGTCCGGAGGCCCGCTGGCTTGCGGCAAATGCATCAACTTTTGGTATTAGCTTTCCGGTGCGAGGCGAGCCCTGGCATGCCCAACTCGCTGGCGACGTAGTACCCGCAGGTGGCCGCACCGGCCTGCTAACAGCTGTCGGGGAGCAAGACCCGACAAAGATCGACGCGGTCAATAAGCTGATTGAAGCGGAAACACGGCGGGCCAATGCCCTCAGAGGGATGGGGCAGGTCCTTACTGAGAACGAAGTTCGTGAGCGCGCTGCTACAATCGCATTGGAGAATGAACTAACAGTAGAACAGAAAGCCCGTGTCGAAGCTGCCCTGCTGGCGAATTCTCGCGCCACCTTTAATAATGAACTGGACAACAGCAACAAGCTGCTCAATCAGGAAATCAGCGGCCAGCAGTCAATCGTTCAGGCATACCAAGCCAGCTCCCTTGCGGGTAAGGTTCGTGAAACGCAATTCAAGGCAGAAACAGAGGCTCTGCGTTTATTCGGCACGACCGATAGCGCGGTGGCAAAGCAGTTTATAGAAAATCGCACCAAGCAAAATCTCGCGCTGGAGAAGGCTTCCGAACAGCTTAAAAGCGCGCAGGAAATCCTGGCCGGCCGCGACACCCAGGCGCAGCTACAGCTGCAGATGAATCTCGTCGGTCAGACCAGCGAAGAGATTCAACGCCAGGTCACTATTCTGCAAGAGAAGCAGAGGATCGAACGGGAGTTTCCTCTGCTGTCGGAAGCCGAGAAGGCGGCAAAGCTCAAAGTTACGGAGGAGATAGCCAATCAGACCAAACTGCTCGCGGACATGAACCGCGAGCAGCAGCGCATCGACGGCCTCTATCGGCAGATTGGCGACACCATCGTCAACACGCTGGGCCAGGCGCTCGACTCCGTCTTCGACCCCAAGAAGCCGATGGATTGGGGCAAGTCGATCAAGAACATGCTTTCCTCGCTGGTCGGCACGATCGGCCGCGAGATGTTGTTCAAGCCGCTGACCGGCTCGATCCTCTCGACGCTCGGCGCCTCGCCCTCGACGGTACAGCAGTACGGCACGCTCGGCGGCAGCGGCGGCCTGTTCGGCAACATCGGTTCCCTGGGGTCGACAGGCTCTTTTCTGAAAAGCATTTTGCCCGAAAGCTGGTTCAGCGGCGGTGGGCTGTTCTCCAATATTGGCAGTTCGCTCGGGTTCGCCTCGACGGCCCCGGTCAGCAGCGTCTTTGGTATCGAATCATCGACCCTGAGTTCGCTCGGGCTGACCGGCAACATGGCGGTGCCTGGCAGCGTCTTTGGCATGACGAGCCTGGGCAGTGCCCTCGGCAGCGTCGGTGCCGGGTTTACCGCAGGGACGATGATCAACAGCCTGGTCGGTGGCAAATCGACCGGCGGCATGATCGGCAGTGGTGTCGGCTCTATCGCCGGCATGGCGATTGGTTCGCTTATTGGTATGCCGTTCCTTGGCGCGCTCCTAGGCGGGGTTGGTGGCGGGCTATTCGGCGGCATGTTCGGCAACAACCGGCCGCGCAACCAGTCGGCCGGGTTCTCGACCGATGTTTCGACTTTCCAGATCCAGTCCGGCTTTGCCGGGGGCAACCAGCAGATCGACCAGGCGGTCCTCGAAGCCGGGCAGAAGCTGCAGGGCTACCTCGACCTGCTGAAGACGACCGGCGGCGCGCTCTCCGGCCAGCTTCTGCTGCAGCATGGCGTCAACACCGGGGTGACCCTCGATTACTCGGGCGTCCCCGGCTACGGCAGCGGGCGGCTCTCGCTCGGCCAGGATCCGACCAAGGCGGTCGGCGATGTCGCGCTCGTCCTGGCGAAAACCATGACCGGGGTCAGCGACACGTTCAAGTCGGTGATGGACTCGGTCAGCGACCCCGCCAAGCTGGAGCGGGCGATTGCCTTCGCCAAGGCCTATGAGGCGATCGACGAAGCCGCCGAGGACGCCTTCGCCTCGATCGAAGACGCCACCAAGCGGATGGGCCCCTACCGCGTGGCCATCGACGAGATCAATGCCACCTTCGCCGATCTGACCGAGCAGGCGAAGGAATTTGGGCAGGCCATCCCGCCGATCACCGCAGCGCTCGATGAAGCCATCAGCCGGCTCCGAGGTGACTTCAAGGACTCGCTGCAGCGCGCCCTCAACGAGGCGACCGGCGCGGGCTTCATCAACACGATCAAGGACATTTGGGATCAGTATCTCGCCTCGATCACCGACAGCCAGGCGATCGGCCTCGGCTCGGATCGCGCCACCCAGGATCTTCTGGGGCAGGTGGCGACCAATCAGATCCGGCAGGTGCTGGAGGGGTTGTCGGTCGCCGAACTCGACACGGTCATCGCCGAGTTCACCGGCCTCAACGATATCATCGTCGAACTGGCCCAGACCGCGAAGCTGACGACCGACGAGGTCGATCAGCTGGCGAGCCAGCTCGCGCAGATCCGGCTCGATATCCAACGGTTCGTCGACAGCATCCGGGGCACCGCCGGGCCGGGCGCATCGCCCGAGCAGGCCTACTACGCCTCGGTTGCGCAGTGGGGCACGCAGTACGACCTCGCCTCGCGCGGCGACATGAACGCGCTGCAGAACATCACTGGCTACGCGCAGCAGTACATCGACGCGATCAGCGGGTACTTCGGCTCGTCGCAGGCCGGGCAGGTCGAGATCGACCGGATCCTGGCGAACCTCGAGGCGCTGGCGCCGACGACGATCCAAGATCCGGTGGTGCAGGCGATCACGGTGCTAACCGAGGCGGTGACCACCGGCACCACGACGGTGACATCGGCGATCGAGGCGATCCCGACATCGCTACAGGTGATCCTCGACGCCAACACGCTGGCGGCGACCCAGGCGATCTACGCCAACAATTCGCTGCTGGAGCAGCTGCGGACCGATGTCAACGCGAGCGCCGAGACCGCCAAGACGGCGATCGACACGCAAATCCAGCAGCTCATCACCGACATCACGGTGCAGACCTCGAGCCTGATCGGCCAGGGCATCCTGAATACCCAATCGCTGATCGACGCCAATAACACCGGGTTTGCCGATGTGACGGCGCAGTATCAGGCCGAGACCGACCGGCTGATCGCATCCGGCGCCGCCACAACCGCCCAATTGCAAGAACTGAACACGCAGACCGCGACCGACATCATCAACGAGGCCGGGATCAACGCCGACGACATCATCGCCGAGAGCAACCAGCGGCTCGACGATGCGCTCTCGAAATACGACGAGACGATCGAAGGCATCGGCGATGTCTCGACCGACGCCCAAGGCATCATCACGGCGGTCAACGCGACCGGCACCCTTCTGGCGCCGCTAATTACCGCTGTCGGCACCGATGTGGTGGCGGAACTCGGCGATGGTCCCAACAGTGTGGTCGGCTCGATCGTGAGCGAGCTCGCCGCCGTCTCGGGCTACCAGATCAGGGACCGCGGGTTCAATACCGGCCTGCTGATCGAGGCCATCGGCCTGGTCGGCGACGAGGTCAACGCCGCCGCGCTCGTCTACTCGAACAATGAAATAAGCAAGATGGGGACGGTGGAGACAAACCTCCTGTCGAGCCTCAGTTTCAACTTTATCGCCGTCCTCAACGCGCTGAACTCGATCAGCGGCTACCTGCTCACCACCGACGCGACCAATTCGCTCGCCATCGCCAATGCCGTCATCGGGGGCTTCAACAACGAAGCGACGGCGATGCTGACCTATGCCAATGGCGAGCAGGCGTTGCTTGGGCAGATCAACACAACCCTCGGCGGCGCGAACGGCGTCTACCAGACCAACCACTGGCTTTACCTGATCCAATACGATCAGAACTATTTCGGCTGGGAGCATATGCGGCGGTTCGACCGGATGATCGAGCTTCTGGTCTCGATCGACACGAACCTTAAGCTCTCGCTGACGGCGCCCGTTCAGCAATGGCCAGCCTATGGCATGTAGGGCCGCACCGTGACCCCCGAAGCCGAACGGCTACTCCGGAGCGCGACCGTCGATCTCGATTTCGAGCGCGCCGCCTATCGCAACGGCAGCAGCAATGGCGACATCCTCACCGACTTTGTGACCACGACCCGCGCCTCGGTGGGGTACGCCGAAAACACGGCGGGCGTCTGGGCGGCGTTCGGAACCAACGTGCCGCGGCGCACCGACAAAGGGCTGCTCGTCGAGGAAGCGCGGACCAACGGGATCAGAAACAACTCGATGCAGGGTGCGGTCGCCGGCACCCCGGGCACGATCCCGACCAATTGGGCACAAAACATCGGTGCCGGCATCACCCGCACCATCGTCGGGACCGGCACTTCTCTTGGCATAAACTACATCGACGTGCGCTATGCCGGCACGCTGAGCGCCGGCACTCAGGTCGTAGCTCTGTTTTTCGACAGCACCACCGGGATCGCGGCGACGACCGGGCAGATTTGGACTTTGAGCGGCTTTGTCGCCCTGGTCGGCGGCAGCGTCGCCAATCTGACAGCGGTCACTTATGGATGGAATGAAAACACCAGCGGTGGCGCCTTCGTCAGCAACAAGACCGGGCCGAACTTCAGGACATCGCTGACGGCGTCGTTGCAGCGGGGTTCGTACAGCACGGCCAACACCGGCGGCGGCACCGTCGCAGCCGTGATGCCGTGGATCCAGATCACTGCGCCGACGAGCACAGTGGTCGATGTGACCCTGCGGATCGGCTGGCCCCAGATGGAGCTCGGCACCTGGGCGACCTCGCCGATCCGCACGACCACCGCGGCGGTAACGCGCGCCGCCGAGGTCGTCACGCTGACCACACCTCCGACGTTTGGTGCTTCGTTTTCGATGGTTGGCGAGGGAACGCCGCAGGCGCCCAGCGCCTATACCGCGCAGCAGTACCTATGCCAAGTAGACAACGGAAATAACAACAATCGCGAAACCATCCTGCGTAACAACGGCACCGGCAATGCTTTTGGATATATTGCTTCGGGGGGTGTCGCGCTCCTCAGCTTGCAGCCGGCCGCATGGGCACAGAACGTCGTTGGCATGTTGGCGGTTGCGGGTGCCGCTAATGACTACGCAACATCGTTTAACGGCAGTGCACCCCTAATCAGCGCGGTGGCTGGTTCGATGCCGGCCATTTCGACGGTTAGGATCGGTAGCACGCTAAGTGGCGGGCAACCTTGGAACGGCTGGATCAACCGGATCGCGATCTGGCCCGAGACGCGGCTCGGCAACACCGATCTCCAGACCGTCACCGGGGCCGCGACCGGCGCCATCACCGAAGCGATGTTCACGCTCGATGCGACGCCGCTCGACGTGCCGCTCTACGCGCTCGATAGCGTCGTCGTCAGCCCCTCGGTCATCAGCGCCAGCGACATCCTTGTCGAACTCGACGCCTACACGCTGCCCTCGGGGCCTATCCGCAAGCTCTATTTCGGCTCGACCGCCTATAGCGATCCAACGGCACCGGGATTTTACGAAGAACGGATGCAGCAGCCGTTTTCATTCCGGCGCGACATCTTTAGCGGCAACACCACGGGCGGTCCCAGCCGGGTGTCGTTCGGCGAAATGCGGCTGGCGAACGGTGACGGCGGTCTCGACAACGCCCGCACCGCCTACGCCTTCGCGGGCTGGCCGGCGCGGATGATGATCGGCGATGTCAGGCAGCCCTACGCCACCTGGGAGACGCTGATCGCCGGCAAGCCGCAGCAGGCGCTCTTTACGCTCAACGACCTGTCGGTCGTCTTGCGCGACCGGCTGCAGGATTTCGCGTTGACGATCCAGACCAACAAGTACAAGGGGGACAACGTCCTCCCCGGCGGTCTGGAGGGGCTGAGCGACATCAAGGATCGCCCAAAGCCGCTGCTGTTCGGGGCGGTGATGAACATCAGCCCGATTTTGGTCAACACCGCCAAATTGATCTGGCAGGTCAACGACGGTCCGGTCGGCATGATCGGCGCCGTCTATGACAAGGGCATCGCGCTCACCCAGGATTGGGACTACGCCAACGAGGCGGACATGATCGCCAACGAGCCCTTGCCCGGCACCTACCGGGTGTGGCTCGCGGGCGGCTATTTCCGCCTCGGTGCCGCGCCGTCCGGCACGATCACCTGCGATGCCCGCGAGTACGTCAGCAACCCGGAATGCACCGCCGCCCAGGTGGCGCTGCGGATCGCCCGCCGGCCACCGGAAACCGGCGAGCCGCCGATCATGGACGCCGACATCAACTGGAGCGATGTCGCGCAGCTCGACCGGCTCAACGCGGCGGTCGTCGGCATCTGGCTGTCGGATGAGACGACCTTTAGTGCGGCGATCGACCTCGTCCTCAGCTCGATCGGGGCCTGGTACGGGTTCGACCGTCTCGGTTTCTTCCGGCTGCAACGGCTCGATCTGCCGCTGGGGCCGGGCACCGTCACCTTCCGGCGCTTCGGGCCGGATGCCGGTGGCGAAGCCGCGCTTGGCGAGTTCGATCTTCTCAACATCCGCTTCCTGCCGACCAACGACCCCGATCGCGGCGTCCCGACCGACGAGGTCAAGGTCGACTATGGCCGCAATTACACGGTCCAGACCGGCGACGCGTTGACCGGCAATGTCAGCACCGAGCGAAAGAACTTTGTCGGGCTGGCAAACCGGACCGCGGTCGCCACCGATCCGACGCTCAAAGACGCATACCCGTCGGCGCTGAAAAAGCGGGTGCAGACGGTCCTGCTCAACGAGTGGGACGCCACCGCCGAGGCGCAGCGGTTGATCGGCATCTACAGCGACCAGCGCGATTTCATCGAGATCGACACGCCGATGCTGTCGGATCTGATCCCGATGATCGACATCGGCTCCGAGATCAAGCTGGTCTACCCCCGGTACAACTACGATGTTGGCCGCGTGCTGCGGGTCATCGGCATGCAATACAACGCGCTGAACCGGACGATGACGATAGGCGCTTGGGGATGACCAACTGTCTCTTCGGCTTTCCGCGCATGACGCCCTACTACACGGCGGCGGGCGGCTCGTGGAATGCCACCTACCCGGTCGCAAACCTCTTGTCGCTGCCGCTGTCGCGGGTGGCGCGCAGCACCAACGCGCTGGTCGCCAGCACCGTCATCGACCTGACCAGCAGCCCGGCGCAGAGCGCCACGACGGTCTCCTTGGCGCGGCACAATCTCAGCGGCAATGCGCAGATCCGGGTCAACTGCTGGGCCGACGCAGCGCGCACCACGCCGACCTTCGTCGGAGGCTATGAGGATGTCTGGCCGACTGCGCTCAAGACGATGACCGCAGCCGAGCGGGCGAATGCGGTGTGGACATGGTTCAAGCGGTTCTCCGCGACCCCGATCACCTGTGGCGCGATCCGCCTCGAGATCAGCGATGCCGCCAACGCCGCCGGCTACGTCCAGGCCGGGTTTGCCGAAGTCTGCCAGCACTTCGAGACCAGGTGGAATTTCGAGTGGGGCATGAACTGGGGTTTCACCTTCCGCTCGCAGGTTACTGAAGCCATAGGCGGGGCGCAGTATGTCGACCGCCGCGCCAAGCCGCGCATCGCCCGCGGCAACTTCCCCTTTGTGACGCGTGATCAGTCGCAGACCAAATTTTGGGAGATGTGGCGGCAATTGGATCTCGCCGACCCACTGCTGTTCGTGCCGCTCTACGACGAGCCGACGCACTACCCGCGCACCGCCATGCTGGCGCAGCAACTCGACGCCGGTCCCGCCAGGATGGCGATGCGAGGCGCCGGTACGCTGATCGACAGCGTCCCCTTCTCGCTCCGCGAAATCATCGGGTGACGACGTATGCCGTATCCGTTTGCCCCTGGTGAAGTCCTAACCTCGGCCAACCTAAACGCCGCGCTCGATATGCGCGTGCGGACCGATGGGACCAATCTCGTCCTGACGCCGGGCGCGGTGCTGTTCGGGAGCTCGGCCGGCGGTTTCGCCTCCGATAGCACCAATCTCACCTTCGACGACACCAACAATCGCCTAGGGGTGAACAACAACACGCCGCAGGCAATGCTGTCGGTCGGCAAGACCGCCGGCGCGGCCCGCGTCTACAACAGCTACACCGATGCCGCCAACGGCGAGTGGGGCGACTTTAGCTGGTCCGGCAATGTCCTCCAGCTGGGTTCGGCGAAGAACGGCACCGGGATCGCGCGCGATGTTGTCATCAACCACGGATCGAGCGAACGGGCGCGGGTCACTTCCACCGACCTGCGTCTGACTGTCGGCGGGGGTACGACCGGCATCTATTTCAGCGTCTGGAGCGATGTCACCAAGGAATACTATCTGGCCAACCAAAACGGGGCGATGAATGTCGTCCGGCAGAGCGGGATCGGGGGGCCGGAATTTCGCTTGGTCAATGCCGGCTGGGTCGATTGGAACAACCACGAGTGGTCATATAACGGAAGCTGGATAAGCAACGTCGCGGCCTATGGCACGAGCCGGGTCGGCACTGGTGTCGCCCGCGATTCCGCCTTCTATCACGGCGGGACGCAAAAACTCTGGCTGACAAGCGAGGGGCTGGGCGTCGGCGGAACCCCTGGCGGGAGCGGCGCCGGCAGGTTGTTGCGCGTCACCGGCACCATGACCACGTCGCTCAACACTCCCGTCGAATTTGGCTACACGCTCGCGTCGAGCGTCACCACGAGCCAATACGGATTCGTAAATCAACCCACCTTCAATCCATCCGGAGCTTCACTTACCACGGTCTACGGTCTTTTGAATTATGCGCTGATCGCAAGCACCGCCGCGATTGGTATCTCGACTATGTCCGGGGTAACGTCGCTGCTCCAGACCAACGCCGGCTACACGCAACAGATCACGACTGGCGCCGCCTTTGACACCTTGGGCCCGACCGTCAGTGGCTCGCTGCCGTTCATCAATTACTACGGCTACCGGTGCCAGGGTATCGGCAACGGCAACGGCGCCACCTCGGGCAGCATCGTCAATGTGGGGCTGATCATCGGCATCCATACCGCCGCTGGCGCCGCCGGCGGGACGGTCAATAATTACGGCGCATATCTTAATGTGGGAACCGGCTCCGGCGCCGGGACAACCAATAATTACGGGTTGCGGATTACCGGCAACGGCGGGTCCGGGGGTGGCGGCACCACCACCAATTACGCCATCTACGCTGACAGCACCGCTCCCTCGGTATTTACCGGCAAGCTTGGTCTCAACGGCACGATACCGCAGGTTCCGCTGCAGATGGGCGGTACTTTTGTATCGGCGGGTGATGTCGTCATCGCGACGATCCAAACGACGATGCAAAGCACAGCCACCGGTAGCCAGTTCGGCTTTCAAGCCGCGCCGACGTTCCAGCCGACCGGCGCCTCGCTGACGACTGCGATCGGGCTATATGCCAATCCGGCCCTGGCGGGCAGCGTAGCGATCGGCGAGCTCGATGCAATTTTTGCTTGGCCCAATCTTACCAGCTACAGCGGCACCAATCCGACATGGATCGTGGGGGTCGGATCTGAGGGGCCGTTAGGCGGCAGCTCGACCAAGTACGCAAGCAACTATGCCGGGTTCTATGCGCAAGACGTAGCGAACGGACACGGCGCGACCAGTGGCTCGATCGCCAATCACGGCATTTTTGTCGGCTCGCACACGGCGGCGGCGGCAGCCGGCGGGACCATCAACAACCGCGGTGCTACCATTTTCTTGCCGAGCGGCAGCGGGGCCGGCACAACCTCGAACCTCGGCCTCTACCTTACCGGGAACGGTGGCTCGGGCGGCGGCGGCACGACGACCAATTACGCGATCTTCAGCGACAGTGCTGCCCTTTCGCAGCTTCAGAGCACGCGGATTGGGATTGGCATCGCCAATCCGACCAATGCCACGGCGCCATTCCTCTACATCACTGCGGCAGCCGGAGTACCCACCGGAGTTCCAGCCTTTGCGGCGGTCGGCGCCATCGCCATCCAGTGGGACAGCACGAACAAAAAGCTGATGGTCTACGACCAGCCCTCGGCGACATGGAAGGGCGTCGTCCTGGCCTGACCAAGGGGAGAGCAATGCACTTCATCGACATCATCGTGCGCGACGAGAACACCGTCTTGCACAAGGAGACCGCCCAGGTGCCCGACGGTTTCGCCGGGGAGCTGGTCGAGGCCTACCGGACCTATTACCCGGATGCGGTGGGCGACACGCAGATGTTCCAGCGGATCAGCCGCGGTCTGATCGAGGGCATCATGGCGAACATTGCCTCGGCCAGGGCCGCAGCCGCGATGTCCCGGTCGGCGCCGCGCACCTTCCGGCTGGAGAGCGAGCCGGAACTGCCGCCGGAACCGGAACCGGAACCCGAACCACCGCCGCCCATACCTGATGAGCCGTCGCCGCCGCCGGAGCCTGCCGATGAACCGGCGCAACCGTAGGAGACCAGCACCCATGTTCGACGCCACGCCGCAAGGCGATCCGCAGCCGCAGCCGCAGCCGCAGCAGGAGCCGCCGCGCCCAATCACCCCCGAAGACATCTGGCGCAACCAGAGAGCCAACCTGTCGCTGCGCGCGCTCGACCTGGAGGCCGAGGTCATCCTGCTGCAGCAGGAGAACCAGCGCCTCCAGCAGCGGGTTGCCGAACTGACCGGCCAGCCGGTCGGCTCTGCGCCGTGAGGTGCGCTACGATCGGCCACCGCCCGGCGTCGCGCTAGCGGCGCTCCTGTCCGGGCTAATCCTGTTGCACCGCCCCGACGGCGGCGGGGTGCTGGTGGCGACGCAGCACATCACCTCGCTGATCCCGACGGCTGCGCATAGCGGCGGGAAGAACCGGTTGGTTCACGGCCAAGCGCTGTGCGTCGTGCGGTTGACGGACCAGCAACTGATCGCGGTGCGCGAACCGTGCGCCGCAGTGCACCGGCTGATGTCAGGCGGTCAATGACCAACAGCCTAACTCTGACCTTGGGCGGCTCCGTCGAACTGGTGCTGCGTCAGCCGCCGCCGGACATCGAATGCGTCATCGAGACGCGATACGAAGGCTTCACAGCAAGAGGAAAGGGGTTTTCCATGGCTTACACACTGCCAGCCGACAAAATGATCACCGTGCGCGTCGACTACGTCGATGCCCAGGGACACCCGGCCGTGGTCGATGGCGATGTCAGCTGGGATTCAAGCGCCCCCGAGGTCGCGACGGCGACCGTCGATCCGGGCGACAGCCACCTGTGCACGATCGTCCCCGGCACAACGCTCGGGACCACGCAGGTCTCGGCGCATGCCGATGCTGATCTTGGCTCCGGTGTACGGGCGCTGGTGACGACGCTCGATGTCACAACAGTGGCGGGCGAGGCGGTCGCCGGGACGATCAGCCCGGTGGGAGATCCCCAGCCGCTCCCATAAAGGAGGTCGCGATGGTCCTCACGATCTTGTTCGTCGTCGTCATGTTTCTGTGGCTCTTGAGCATCCTGCCGTACCCGCCGATGCAGTCCTTTGCCGCCGGCAGTTCTTTCCTCGCCTTCGTCGCGGTGCTGCTGCTGGGTCTATTCCTGTTCGTGCCCGGCCTGCGCTGAGCCGCGCAGATCCATCAGGTTGGTCAGTTCCTCGGCTGCGGCCGGCAGTTTCAGATCGCTGCCTCGGATCAGCACGTCGAACCACAGGCACCCGGCGAAGGGGAGCCTCCCTCGGTGCAGATCCCGCGCGAGAGCAAAGCAAGGAGCCTCGTTCATGCCACTCATGATCCTAAACGGCCCGGTGATCCTGGCGGGCGAGTCCTTGTCGGACGGCATCGAGGTCGGCGGCGGCTTGGTCCGGATGACGATGCCGTCGATCTGGACTCCGGCGAATATCACCTTTCAGATCTCGACCGACGGGGAAGGCTACAACGACCTCGTCCATGCTCAGGGCATGGAGTTCATGATGCCCGTCGTGCCGGGATCGGCGGTCATTCTGACCCTTTACGCCGACGCTTTGCGGGCGATCCAGTTCTTGAAGATCCGCTCGGGCTCGCGGGACTTCCCGGTGATCCAGCCGGTGCAGACCGAGTTTGCGCTGACGGTCGATCCTGCGGCGAAGTGATCTGCCCCGTCTCGCGCATCATCACCTGGGCCTGCTCTTTGAAGGTCAGACTTTGGAACCATCCAAGAGGATCGGGTGGGGGGCTGAATAGTTCTCCCACCGTGCAGTGGAGCGCTTCGGCATAGGCTTCGAGGACCGTCTGGTTGTATCGCTGCTTGCCGGTTTCGATCCGCGACAAGTACGCCTGTGTGAACTTGAGGGTGCCTTCTCGGAAAGGGATGAAGGCATCCGACATTGCTTGCAGCGACAGACCGTACACCTCCCGCCATTCGCGCAAGTAATGCCGCGGGCGCCTAGCAACGGGCGCGGGGGCCGGGGTTTCCTTTTTGGCGTCCGGGGTGGTCTTCTTGGCGGGTTCGCTATCCGATCCATTCAGCAGTTCAGCGAGGCTCCATCCCAGAGCTTTGGCGATAGCGGTGAGTTTGTTGATATTCCAGCCAGTTTTTGGTTCGTCGTTGAGGTATGCCTTGTTGACCCCGGCCTCACGATAGACCGCGGCCAGCGACTTCCCGAGGCTCCGGGCGCGCTTTTGCGCGCGGAGTTTTACCCGGTTCTTGGCGTCGTAGTTATTTCTGGGCTGCGGCATAGCGGTCGAGTTCTTCCGGCTCGAAGCGCCGCTTGGATCGCGGCCCCCGGCAGGTCAAGCGGCCGGCATTGACCTCGCGTCTGATCTGGTCGATCGACAGCCCAAGGCGCTGACCGGCCCCCTTCTCCGACAACAGCAGTGGTTTTGGTGGTGGCGGGTCGGCCAGCACGGCGTCGAGCTGTGCCCGCAGGTCGAGCCACCCGACCGCCGTCTCAGGCGGCTCCTCGGCGACCCAGAATTTGACCCCCGGCACCGCCCGGAAGCGTTCCCGCATGCGGTGCGCGATCCGCTTCGCCTGGCGCTCTGTCAGCCCATCGACGCCGGGGTAGCGCGGCGCGACCACCGCCCGCTCGCCGTGATAGCGCGCCAGCACGATCATGCCGGGACCCACTGCGCCGCCGGCTGGCGTACCTCCTGCGGCGGCGGCTTCTGGCAGGACAGGATGTAAAAGCCGGCTGCATTCAGGAGATGGAATCCCACCGTCAACCCGAACACCGCGTCGATCGGCGGCATGAAAAACATCACGACCTGCCCGATCAGCAGCGCCAGCGTCACCTGGCGCGCCACCACCAAGAGAACGCGGTTTATGTTCGCGTGCCCCAACCGGGCGTGAAGGGCAGCCCGCCAAACCAACGGGCGCCAGACGCCGGAAACCAAGAGCCATGTCAGCCCGACGAACGCGCCGATAAACGGATGCCCCTCAGCCTGTATTTCGTGCATCCTTACCACGCCGTAAACGAGCAACAGGATGCTGGCGATCTTCGTCAGGTTGGCTCCCAGCTTGATGTGATCAACGCCCCAGCGCCGGCCGAGCCAATCGACTACCGGCTGCGCCACCCGGTCCAGCAGCCATAAGTCGAGCTGATGCGGCGACCAGCGTTTCACCTGGGAACCACCCTGACCTCGCTGCCGGTGATGATCGAGCGATAGACGCCGTCATCGCCGCGCAGCACCGGCATCATGCCGACGTGCCCGTCGAGGATCGATTCAAACCCCAACATCAACGAGGCGCCATTTGGGGACGCCATGATCACGGTGCCGTCGACCCGGCAGCCGGCGCAGAAGATCGTCACCGCGTCGCCGGATTTCATCCGGCCTCCAGATCGAACACCACGACTGCGGCGGGTGGCATGGTGGTGTCGAATCCGATGTCGTCGAGATATTTTGAGACGATGGTCAGCGCGGTGACGTCAGAGCCCGGCGGCGGGGCGCAGATGGTGGCGATAAACTTCGTGTCCCACCAGACCTCGATGACGGCGTTGCCGTGGACGGTGTGGACGCCGGGGCGGAAGGTCATCATCAGGTCTGCTCCGTCGATGGATCGCTGCTCGTCTTGAGCTGCACCGACGCGTCGACCGCGGCGAGCTGCTGCTTCGCCCATTCGACTGCCTTGGCGTGGCCCGCCTCGGCCTCCTCCCAGGTGGCGTAGCGTTCCTGATAGCCCTTGAAGTCCGGGGTGATCTCGCGGCCGAGTACGATCTTCGGCTCGCCGCCAAAGACCATCGTCTCGAACAGAATGGCCGGCGCATCCGGCTCTATCGAAAAACTGTGATCGAGCCCGAGGAACACGGTCGAAACGTCGAGCGGCCCGACCTCCGTCTTGCCGACCGTCCACTCCTGCGTGCCATACTGGGAACCTGCGGCCCACTCCTCCATGCTGCACGGCACGGCGAGCTTGCCGATCAGCTTGTAGTGGCGCGGTCTATTCATCGAGACCCCCTGACATCGCAGCCGGTCCAGTTAGGGACGCCGCCGATGGCGGCGCAGGCCCGGAACATTTCCGCCCTGGCGTTGCTTTCGGCCGATGTCATCCAGGCGACCGAGATAAAAAACGACGCCAAGCAAATCGCGGTGCTGGCTGCCAGCGCGATCATCCGGAGATGGCGTGTGGGGTCGCTCGAACGAGCTTGCCACTGGCGGCATCCTGTTGGCGGCGGTCCCGGCATCACCAAAGTCCAGAAAGGCGCCCGGAGATAATGATCGTCATCCCCTGCGCCAGCGTGGCGATGATGCTGGCGATGGCGACCGCGAGGATCAGCCAGCGCAGCCGCCGATAGTTGCGCTGCACCCGCTCCATCTCCCCGGCGAAATCCAATTGGTTCCGCAGCAGCAGCAACTGAAACCGGATGTAATCGACCAGCGGATGCAGCCCGAACGGGATGTCCACGTCGAGCGGATCGCGCTCGGGCGGCTCGGTCTCGCGGCGATGCCGGGCGAACGGCGTGGGGATGCTAAACCGGGCCACCACCCGGACCTCTCAGCACCTCGAGGAACAGCGGCTGGCCGGGGCGGCCTATGGGCTGCGCCCCGTCGTCACCGACAAACCGGACCGCCTGGCCGAAGATGATCACGAGGTTGTAGCGCGCGCCGCAGGCACGGCAGGTCATGTTCTGGCACGAGCCGCCGCGCGGCCCCGGCTCAAAATTCTCGACCGGGTCGCTGCAGTAGAGGCAGCCGCTAAACGCCGAGAACGGTTCCGGGGTCTTCATTCCACGACCTCGATCGTAACCCGGACCCGCTTCCCGTCGAACTGCGCAAAGGCGGCGTGCTGCTTCGTCTCGTCATAACTGTGCAGCCGCACGAAGAAGGCGTCGGGACCCGAGACCTCGGCGATCTTCGCCTGTCCGGAGTCCTCGGTCGTGGACTCGACCTTGCCCTCCAGCGTGCAGATGCCAACCGGCGGCAAGCCTCTTTTGCTGACGGCGCGCTCTGCGATACCGGCGATCATCCCCAGCGCCAGCGGCAGGTTCGGATCATCAACGCGGGCAGTGGCGGGCCAGGAATGGCTGCTCAGCGCCTGCCCCCGGATCTGCTTCAGCAGGTCTATGGCGGTGCCGTCGACCTTGTCGGCCATGTCGGTTCTCCTGTTTTCATGATGATGCCGGCAGCATCGCCCAGCGGGCGACTTCGTCAAAGCGCTCGGCGAATTCCGGCCGGATTTTATATTGCCCGCTGTTGCCCCACATGACCCCGAGCTGCACCAGCGTTTCGGCGCAGCGCGGCGTGTTGCCCTTCTCTTTGCCCCTTATGCGCTCGATCGTGGCGGCGATCTCCTCGGGCGGCATCCGCTCCGAGACCTCGCCCTGATGGATCAGCCGACCGGCGAACCGGCGCAGGATGCGCTCGCCATACGCCTCCAACTGGTCGAGTTCAATCTCGGCAAAGCTCCCGACCGGCGGCAGCTCGTCCCCGGCCTTGTCCTCCTCCTCGGCCTTGCCCTCGGGCTTTTTGAATAATTCCTCGGGGTCGACCCAGCGCATCTCGCCCTTCCCGTCGAACACCGGGGCACGCAGCGGCGGCGGCGGGTCCTTTGCGGATTTGCGCAATTCCGAAAATCCGACGACCTTGCGCCGCAGCGGCTCCTTCGGGCGGTGTTCCCAGCGGTAGCTGAGCGCCTGCGGTGTCAGCCTGGGATCGTCGAAATACTGCGGGTGCCGGTTGGCGTAAGCCGTGATCTCGTCGATCTGGCGGCGCAGCGCCACCAGCGTCGAGCGCTGATGCGACGGCATCTCGGCGTAGCCCTGGCGCCGGTACCAGTCGCGGATCCAGAGATTGTAGGCGCGCCCGGTGGTGGCTCCGTTCGAGGCCTGGATCGCCTCCTCACGCCCGGCCGCGAACTCGCTCACTGTCGCGACGATCGCCGCGAACCCGATCGGCACTCCGAGCGGGTCGCGGGTCGGGGGCGGTGTCTGGGCCTTGGGTTCGGCCGGCGCGGGCGGGGCGGCGGCGGTGACCCGGCGGGTCGGCGCGGCCTTGTCGCCGCCTATCCCCAGCCGGCGCCGGATCCAACCCTCAAGCGACAGCCCGAGATTGCGGGCTTCGCCGCGGACGTGGTCGTACTCCCGTTCGTCGAGAGTGATTTCGAATTGGTGTCTGATCGATGCCATGTTGTTGCGGCTCCTCCTGTTGTTTGCTCTGGCAGGGGTGACCGGAATCGAACCGGCGAATACGGGCTGCACAGGCCCGCGCGTCTACCACTCCGCCACACCCCCTTTCTGGTGGATCCGACCGGACTCGAACCGGCACATCGGCGCGTTGCAAGCGTCGGCGTCTTCCTTTCCGCCACGGACCCGTCAAAAAAAACTCCTCACCCAGACGACGGCGAACCCGATCAAGCCCCACAAGACAAGTGACGCCGCGATGATGACGAGCGCGCCAGCGCCGTCCGTCAGCCTGTCGTCGGCGTGTGTCATGGCTTCACCTCAGCTCCCGCCTTGCGGCGTCGATCGCGAGGTTGAGGTCGCGCAGCTTGTCGCTGCCTTCGCCCGCCTCGCGCGCCAAGGCCCGATAGACCGCCTCGGCGGCGGCAAGCGAGCGGGTCTCAATGTCCAGCACCTTGCGCCAGTCGAACGGGCGCTCGGGCGGCGGCAAGGCGCGGGCGCCCTCGACGGCGGCCACCAGCGAATAGGCACCGATCTCGTCGACCAGCCGCAGCCGCTCCATCGTGAGACTGAGCGCGCGCACGTTCTGCGGCAGTTCCTCGAACCGGTCGCAGGCCAGCACCATCAGCGCCGTGTCGCCGGTCACGTCCTTGCCGGCGAGGGTGAACCACAGCGCCGCACCGGGGTCGGCGTGCGCCTGCGCCCGGCCGACGTGCCAGCTGCTCAATTGCCAGTCGACGATGCGGGCGTTGCGCTTTACCCGCTGCCAGCGCGTGACCTCGGCCTCGATCGTCGCCATCGCTTGGCTGAAGAGCCGCAGGCTGTAGCGCCCCTTCTCGCGCCGGTCGGCCGGCGTCCTGGCGCGGCCTGGGGGCCAGGCGAGCGGGTAGGGCGCGGGGAGGGTGGTCGTCACCGGAACCGCACTCCTTCGCCCTCGGTCGCCCAGATGCCCAGCGACTTGAGCCGTGCCTCGGCCTGGGCCAAGCGTAGCCGTTCACGCTGCAGTTCGAGGCTGAGGTCGCGCACCTGGCGCTCGGCATTAGCGGCGCGGCGGCGTTGATCGCCGAGTTCCCGGCGCAGCTTGTCGACGCCGCTATCCTCCAGCAGCTTCGCGATCTTCGCGTGCAGGGCGGCGATCTCGCGCCGTAGTTCCTTGACCCTGACCGGTGTCGTCGTCATGCGTCCCCCCGACAGGGGATCTTGACGCTGGTCGGGTCGTCGGCTCGGCCGGCTGCGGTGACGGCACCCTGCCAGCCGCAGATCTCGCAGCGCACCAGCCACGTCCCGACACCGGGCGCGGGGTACTTCAGAAATGCCGTGCAAAAAACGCTCGCACCCTTGCTGATATCGTGCGCGATGCCGAACGGCCATTTCGGATCAGCAGGCGAGCGAGCCGGTTCTCGGCTGCGCCATTCCCATCGGATGATGAACTTGCCGCGCATCACGCCGGCATCCACACGGCGTCGCCGCCGGTCGGCATCATCTCGTCGTGCCTCGCGCGATAATAAGCGCGGCCAGCCGGCTTGCCGTCCTGTCCCGGCACCGGGATGTAACCGATGGCACCCCAGTCGCGCGCCTCGGTCACCACCATGAAGCAGTAGGCGAGCATCGGGTTCTGGGCGTTGTCGCCGAGCTGCACGACCTCGCCCACCCGCCAGGGCCGGGCACCGCTGTCGATGTCGTCGCGCGGCATCTCAAGCCCTCCCGGTCATTTCCGGCTGGCCTTCGAACCGGGCGATCATCTCCTTCATCAGGTTGACGACATCGCGCCTGTCGGCCCCGTTCGACATGTAGTTGCAGCGCCCCGTGTGATCGTCGAACGGGAAGACCATCAGGACGAACCCAACTTTCCGAGCACCGCCCTTGGCGTCGCCGTTGAAGAACTCGTCGACGGCGTGCGCCACCGCCGTCATCTTCTCGTGGTACTCGGCCTCGACCGGCGCATCGCCCAGGCGATCCTGCGGCTGCTGCTGCCGGAACTCGCGCCGTCGCTTGCTCTCGCCCATCAGTTCGGTTTCCCTCGTCGGTGCAGATCGCCGTAGAGCGCATTGGCGGCGTCGTTCGCTTGGGCGGTCTCTTTGAGGAACGGCGCTGCCTCTTCCAGCGTCAGCCAGGCGCTGCGCCCGAGATCGATGCTCCATTCGGTCGCGCCGCAGATCGCGCACCACGGGTTGATGGCTTTCGCCTCCAAGGCCTGCCGGGTCTCCTCGCGCAGCGGCTCGACCAATCTTTCCTCGGCTTCCTCGCGGGTCGCGGCCTCGCCGGCCGCCGCCATGATGCAGTGGCGCTGCGGGCACAGGCACTGCGCGATCCACACCCGCACCACCGGGGCGGTGGTCGCATCGTCTGGGAAGGCGCGCCGCCGTCGCTTGGCTTCACCCACCGGTCTTCTCCCGGTGCTTGGCGGCGTCCCATTCCATGACGTGCTTCAGGAAGAGCAGGTCATCTTCCGACCAATGCTGCATCAGCTCCGGATCCTCTTTGATCTCGCGGTCGAGCTCAGTCACCACATCGCGGAACCGTTCATACGGGGTCAGCGATCTGGCCCGCAGGCGTTCCGCCTTGGTCAGCACCTCGGCCTCGCCCGGTAATGCTCGATCAGCGACGCCACGGTCTGTTGATGGAGTGCGAGCATGTCGGCCTGTAGTTCCTGCGTCGCCTCCGGGTTGTCCTCGACGCGGTGACCATCGATCCAAATCGCCACGAGGTCGGCGAGGATGGCCCCCTGTAAGAGGCTACCCTTGCCGGCGAGCAGCGGTTTGATCTGCTCCACCGCAGCATCCGAGTCTTCGCGCAGCTTCTCGATGCCGCCGGCATCCGCCAGCAACTCGCTAAGTTCGCGCAGCGGCTCCGAGACGGCAGCGGGTGCGGTCATGGCCGCAGCCTTGCGAAGGTCGCCTCGATCGCCTGGTCGAGTTCGTCGATATCCGGTTTGGCGACCGCCGAGCGGGCCTGCTCGATGTTCGCGGCGTTGTCGCCCAGGAGGTAGGCGAGGTCGTCGCTCGAGGTCTGCTGCTTGACCTTGGGAATGAGGAGGCCGCGCACATAGGTGCGGTAGTCGGGCTTGCCGCGCGACATCGGCGGCGGTCCGATGAACTTGCTCTGACGCTCGCCCGCCTCAGAAGGGGATGCAGGTGTCGTCGCAGTCGGGCCAGGACCAGCCGGTGAACTCGCTCCAGCCGCGACCGTCGGCGCGGGGGAGCCGCCCATAACGTCCTGGCTCGTGCCCGACGCGGCAGCGACCTGGGTAGGAGGGCGCGCGGGATCCATCCGCTGCGAACCGACATCGACGACTTCCGCCGGCGGCATTGCGAGACGCTGGCCGGGCGGCAGGTCGCCGGGGAAGCGGTCGTCCTCGGGGATGGGCGCAGTGGCGGCGGGCGGTGGTGCAGGAGCCACCTCGGCGGGGCGCGACGGCTCGGTGGGCGGCGGCGCGCTCTGGCCCTCTGGCGGCGATCCTGGCGGCTCTGAGGGGGTCACCCGCCCCGGCTCGGTATGGGCCGGGTCTGGCACCGGGGCGGGCGCCTCCGTCCGGGGTGCGGACGGAGCCGGTGGCGGGAACTCGGCGAGCAGCATAGCGCCGGCCTCGCCCAGTTGCGTCATGACGTCGGCGTTGTTCTCGATGGCGGCTTCCAGCATCTTCGCCCCGGCCCGGCGGGCGCCGGTCAGGACGGTGCGCAGCGCATCGAGCGCGTTCGCTCCAGCCTCGAACTCAAAGACCTCGCCGTCGAGCGCCACCACGGCAAAGAGTTCCGGCTCGGGTTCGGGTTCCGGTTCGTGGTAGTCGCTGCGCTGCGGCTCCGGGGTCTCCGGTTCCATGTCGATGACATCGCCCATCTCTTCCGGGGCATAGATGCCCAAGAGGATCTCGGGGACGTAGCGGCGCGCCCAGGCGCGTGTCGTGTAGTAGTAGAGCTGCTGGTCGCGGTCGGCGCTCCACAAGGGCGAGTTCTTAACCGCGATCTCCTCGACGGTTGGCGATTCGTACTCGAAGGGTTCTTCCTCCCCCTTGATGTAGCCGATGATCTTGCACTTGCGCTTTGGGCCTTGGCCTTCGTAGACCGGCCGCAGCCGCTTCTGCAGGACGCCCGAGGAGGTGACGATGGCGTGGATCAGCTGCGCCTCGTAGCTGATCTGCTCGTCGCCCGATTTCGACTTCGTGATGTAGGCCTTGTTGGCCCAGGCGAAGGGGTCGCCGCCGCAACGGAAGGCCTGTAGCGCGACGGCGAGACAGGCACCGGGGTTGCCGCGAAAGCCGGGGCGCACGCAGAAATCGGAGACCGCCATCATCTTGGCGAACTCCATGATCTCGCCGACATTGCGCGGCATGATGGTAAAGGTGCCGGCAGTCGAGCGGCTGATCGCCAGGTTGCCGGCGACCTCGCGGTCGATGTTGCGCTCGATCCGCGCCAGCCGGCCTTCCGTCTGGGTCTGCATCAGCGGGCCTCCTCGGTGTGCGGCAGCGAGACGCCGCGGGTCTCGATCAGCTTCTGGTGCACCTCGCGAATGAGGCGCAGCTCCTCGACCCGCACGAGGTGCTCAAGGTCGACGCGGTAATGCCGCGAGATGGCGAGATCGAGCGCCTCCAGAAAATCCCCGATCGAGAGGATCCGGTTGTTGATGATGGCGCGGATGCCTTCCGCCGCCAGTTCGACCCGCGGGTTGGCGTGCGGGTCCATGACCGATGTCGCCATGTTCTCTCCCCCCCTGTTACGGCAGGATCCCGTCGATGATCCGGCCGGAAAATCCATCCCCAGCAATCGGGCTCTCGACCAATGAGATGATCCGCCCGCCCGGCCGGTTGCGGACGATCTGCCAGCAACAGGCTTCCCGATCCTTGCCGTTGGTGGCGACCGCGACGACGACCTCGCGGCGCTGCGGATCCTCGGACGCCGGCAGATCGAACTGCGGCCGGGCTATCGGGCGGCTCGCCATCCAGACTTCGGCGACAAAGGAGAGCGCCGTCGCGCCGAACTCGCGGGCGCGCTTTTTGACCGCCAGGATCGCCAACTGTTTTTCGAACCCGCTGCGCCAGACGCAGCCGATCACTTCGATCTCGATGTCGTCGTCCGGGCCGGGGCGCAGCAGCAGGTAGGTGGACAGGAGTTCCTTCTGACCCTCCTTGATCAGGATCTTCTCGGCGTGCTCGCCGGCCAGCCGCACCAGCCCCTTCAGATCCGATGGCGAAATCTTGACGGTCATCCTGCCTCCTCGGGGGTGTCCGGTTCGCGGCGCTCGATCGCATCCGCCTCGCGCTCCAGCTTCTCGGCGACCTCGATCATCAATTGATCGGCGCGGTGCCCGCCGGTCGTCGGCACAGCGGCGGCGCGGCGGATGAACTCGGCTTGGCGACGCAATTTGGCGGCGGTTTCGTTCATGGCTTGGCTCTGTGGTGCTACCGGCGGACGGCGACGCCGCCCGCTTCGACGCGGGCCTCGATGCCGGGGATGGCGACGCCGCGCGCCACGGCGTCGGTGCCGAGCGATTTGAGGTAGGCCCCGATCATGGTCCGGGTCGCGTGCTCGACCTTGCCGCGGTGCCCCGGCTGTTGGATCAGCCAGGCGAGGGTGGCGGCGAGATCGGTGATCTCGAAGACGATCTCGCGGCGGCGCGCGATCTGGCCGAGATGCGAGCGCAGCGGCTCCGGCCGCACCGCCTCGGCCCGGTGCGCGGCGCGCTCGGCTTCCTCGCGGGCCTTGGCCGCCGCCAGTTCGGCATTGATCTGCCCCTGGCCCTGGGCGGCAGCCTCGCGGGCCGTCTTCTCGGCCTCGGCGGCGGCGAGTTCGCGCTGGCGCTGCTCCTCGCGCAGGCGGGCCTGCTCGGCCTGGGCGGCGGCGCGCTGCTTGTCGTCCCAGACCTTCAGCATGCCCTTGAGACCGCCGCGCCCGTTGTCGCCCTCGCGCGCCAGCTTCAAGGCATGCGCGATGTCGCCGAACGTCCGGTTGATCAGCGCGGTCGCATCGCGGTAGGGCAGCGAGCGCTGCAGCCGGGCGGCATTGATCTCGTCTTCGAGGTCTTTGCATTTGACCCCGAGGTCGAGCGCCGTCCGGGCGCCCTCGGCGTTGCGGATCACCGCCTTCTCGGCCAGCCCCAGCGCCTCGGCGGCGCGCACCCGGAAGGGTTCGAGCTCGGACTCCAGCGCCTCCGACAGCGGCGGCCGGTTGTGCCCCAGCCCCGGCGCGCGGGCCTTTAGCGCCGCTAGCGCGAGGTTCTGATCCTCGCTGCCGTCGGGCCACGCCAGGATGGCGGCGGCGACCTCCTGATTGGAGAGGTGCGCATAGGGGTCGAGGTCGGGCAGCTCGGCGGTGTTGGTCATGCAGGCAGTCCCAGCTTGTCGAGCATCAGGTTGCCGGAGGGGCTTTTGGCGACCGTCCCGTGGTAGATGAAGTGCCAGCGCTGCGGCCGGGCGGCGTCAAAGACGGGGGCAAAGGCGGCGAGGCCTTCGGCGCTGCCGAACCGCACCAGCATCGCGATACCGGCCTCGGCCTGCTTCTCGGCGTAGGCCATCAGCGCCGGATCGCGCCACGCGTCGCGGAAAGCCGGATCGACCCAGACCTGAAAGACCTGCACCTCGGTGACTTCGCCGGTCTCGTTGTGGGTCAGCTTGATCAGGTCGGGCAAGAGATCGAGGACGTAGTGCGAGCGATCCGGGCGCTTGAGTTTGGCGGTCGCCGGATCGACCAGCCAGCGGCAGTTCCACAGGGCGCAGGAGGGCGGCATCTGCGGCCGGTGATAGACCCGGCACTTCCCCATGCCCTGGTGGCGGCAGCGCTCGCCGGCACCCTTCGCCAGTTCGCGCACCGGCAAGAGCTTGCAGCACAGGGTGCAGCCGCCGCAGCGGCGTTTCATCGTCGCCTGGGTCATCGCCGCCTCCGGAACAGGCGGTAGAGGCGGCTCCACCACGGGCGGCGGCGCGGTTCGCGGAACAACAGGTTGCCGGCCCGCGCCATCCGCTGCAGCCGGTCGGAGCGAACGACTGATGTCGTCATGGGGGCCTCGCGCGTGGCCGCAGGCGGCGGCTCTTGCAGTAGGGGCAGAAATTCGGCTCGACCCCCTCGGGGTAGGCGAAGAGACCGGTGCAGTCGCGGCACACCCAGCTTGCCATGCGCGGCGCCGGCTCGTCGTCGGCGCGGCACGGCGCAATCGCCGGGTCCTGCGGGTCGACCCCGTTGGCGATGGCCATCGCCCGGTAGCTGGGGTAGAGCGGCACCGGGGAGGCGCAGCCGGTGCCGCCGGCCACGCCGCGCATGCGCGCGGTGAGGTTGTGCACCGAGTTGGCGATCAGAAACCCGGCGCAGGTCGCCGGTTTCTGCGGCCCGCTTTCGTGACAGCCAAACAGCCGGAACGACGCGTCATAGCAAGTATCGGCGCTCAGCCGGAAAGCTTCGGCCGGGAACTTGCCGGTCTGATCGAGCCGCCAGGGACAACCGTTGCAAGGTGCTTTGCGATGCGCGCCGATGCCGTCGATTTGCAAAACTCTGTGCCGATCGTCGGCGCGATGTACCGCAGTGACTTTTATCATGGGTTAACCCCCTTCTTGCACCGCGTGCAACACTTCACCATGAAAACGTGCGAGTCCGATACCTGTTTATTGCAAATTTCGAAGAATCAACCGCCGTATTCGCAACCCGATTTGCAACCGCCGACGACGCGAAGATAGGCGCGAGGGCAACCCCGCTGCTTGTGCGATGCAGCAAGTTGGCCGATCCGCAGTGGCGATGTCTTGCACATCTCATGGGGTGCGCCAGTGCACCGTCAGCTTCGGCTCCTTGATGATCCGGTGGGTGTCGAGCCGCACCACCGCCGCCTCCCTGACCGTGCACCAGACCGGCCAGCCCCGATCCATCGCCCAGGCGATCTGCGGGTTGGCGACGCGCGGGATGTAGCCGACCGGGATGCCGTCGACGACGCAGGCGACCGCCCTCGGATCCTCGCGGTTCTGCGGCTCGCGCTGCAGCGCCACGACATCGCCCGGCTGCAGCTTGGCGACGAGGCTGCGGGCCGGCGTCGGCTTGAAGCGGATGCCGACGATGACGGTGTCGAGCGAGACTTCAGCCACGGGCCCCCTCCTCGAGGCAGCGGTCGATCGTCCGCTCGATCTGCACGATCTGGTCGGCGAGCTGGCCGCGCCGCCGGTCGGTAAAGGGCAGGGCGCGCATCCGGCGCACCAGTTCGTCGCGATAGGCGGTCAGCGCCTCGGCCGGTTGTTTGCCGCCATCAGGCATGCGCCGGCTCCTCGAATTGCAGCGGCAGCTCGGCCGGCTTGATCTGCTGATACGGGTTGGCGCGCGGGTCGTTTGGCCGATGGCGTTCCAGCCATTGCAGATGCGCCACCCGGTAGCTGTATTCGGCGGCGGTGATCGGTTGCGCATAGGCCCAGTGCCCGACGGGGCGCGGGGTCTGGAGCGAGGGATCGGCGAGCGCCGCCACCGCCTCGTCCGCCCGCAAGGTGCCGTCGCCGCAGCGGCGCCAGACCCCGAGCCGGTCGAGCAGCCGTTCGGGCGGCACTTCGCGGCCGGCGATCTCGGCGCGCGGGAAGACCGAGAGCGCGCCGCGGTCGAGCCGGTTCTCCGGATCGGCCGGGTCGTGGTCGCACAACCAGAGCCGCGCCGGGACGAGCGGGGCACCCCGGCGCAGCCGCAACAGAAAGTACCGTGGCGTCATTGCCCTGTTCCCCCGCCTGCCATGCCTTGCCGTGCCCTGCTCAGCCGAGACTTGCCGAACCATGCCTGCCGCGCCGGGCCTCTCGCAGCCGAGCGACGCGACGCCCTGCCAAACCGCGCCTGCCGTGTCCGCCCTGGGCTCGCCACGTTCGAGCCATGCCTGCCGCGCCCCGACAAACCCCGCCTTGCCACGCCGTGCCGTGCCCAGCCTTGCCTGCCTTGCCTGCCGAGCGTTGCCGGGCGTTGCCGGGCGTTGCCGCGCCCTGCCGTGCCGTGCCGTGCCTTGCCTGCCTTGCCTGCCTTGCCATGCCTCGCCCAGTCTTGCCCGGTCGTGCCAAGCCCTGCCTTGCCTGCCGCGCCATGCCCCGCCGAGCCGGGCTTTGCCGCGCCCGACCCGGCCGTGCCCTGCCGGCCAATCGGTGCCGTGCCCGGCCCTGCCTGACCGCGGCGTGCTAAGCCGTGCCCCGCCTGCCATGCCATGCCCGGCCGAACCATGCCTGTCCGGGCCAAACCGAGCCGCGCCTGCCATGCGAAAAGGTTCGCCCTCACGCTGCTTCTTGATCCGGCGGTTCAAGCAGCGCGAAAGCGTCGATCGAGCGGAACAACCCGGCCAATTCACGGTCGAGGTGCCGGTGCCGATCGCGCCAGCGGATGAGTTCGGTCAGCGCCTCTCTGGCGGCGAGCCGGCGCATCTCCTCCGAGGACATCGTCGCGCCCATGTCGCGATAACCGCCGCCGACACTGCGGTCGATCATCAGGCTGATGGTTTGCCGGTGGCCGACATCGTCGACGACATGGATCGCGATCAACTGGCGCGCCTGGATCAGGCGGTAGCGCTCGCCTGCGACGGCATCGTCCCAGACAAAAGCGCGATAGAGCGCCGAGTCCGGGTTCTGGCGTGCCCAGTCGATGGCGATCGACGGGTAAATCCGCCCATCGGTTGCCCGCAACGCGACGAGTTCCGCGCCGATCCGGGTCATGCGACGATCTCGAAAAGCCCCCAACCGAGCCCATTGGAATTCGGGCTGTTGGGGCGACCCTCCCCGACGCCGACCTGAAGCCCGGCGCGGGCGATCAGATTGACGACATCGCCGGCGCTGAACTGATCCGCATCCCAGCGGACCCTCAGCATCAACTCCCACTCGTGCCAGATCGGGCGCCAGCGCAGGTCGGCGCCACCGTTCGCATTGCGGCCCCAGCCTTTGTGGATTTCGGGCTGGCCCTTGACGATGCGCACGAGCGGCGTGCCGTCTTCGGCATCGAACCCGTCCGCCTCGATAAAGATCGTCAGCTTGGCGTGGGTCATTTTGTAGCCGACGAGCCGGCAGGCATCGATCGCCGCATTGCGGAAGGCCGGTGCCGGGATGCCGTGCCAGCCCTCGCGGCTGATGTGCTGCGCCGCCTTGTAGCCGGCCTCGAAGTCGCGCGCCTCGCGCTTCTTGCGGGACCGCGCCTGCGTTCCGGCGCGCTGCGTCTCCTCCATCTGCGCCTGCGCCTTGGCCGAGAATTTGTGCTGCACATAGGGCGAGATCCCGCGCAGATGCAGGACGGCGGTCTGCATCCGCGGCGGGCTGATCACCACCTTCAGGTCGCCCGCCTTGACCGCCTCGATCTCGGCCCGCGTGACCGCCGGGATCTTGCCGCGCAGATCGACCGTCTCCTCGCCGACCGGCACCGTCGGGGTCGAGCGTCGCGTCCGCCGTGGCGGCGCTGCCGGGGTCGGAGCGGCGGCGCCATTGGTGCGCCGGGGGCGCCCGCGCGGCTTCGGGGCCGGCGGGTCGAATTGCATCGTCATCGGTTCCTCCACACCAAAAAGCCCCGGCTGCGACTGCCGTCGGGGTGCCGATGGCTCGGGCTGTCGCTCGGCGCGAACGTGCCGCGAACAGCCCGGCCAGGTCTGACGAGGCTTGTGTCTGGCCTGTGTCTAAAACCCGGCGCAAAACCCCTTTTCGTTCCGGTTTTGGCGCTGTCGGAGAACGCGCCGGAACTCGCTAAGCCAGTGGAAATACTGGCGTTTTTCGATTGCGCCGGGGAAGCGCCGGCTGTTGCCGAAGCAGGTATGCATCGCCCTCTAACCCGTTCTCTTATCATGTGGTTTTCGCTCGTCGCCCGCGCCCTTGTGTCAGCCCTGTGTCTGAAATGCGGGGTTGTGCCGCCGCCGCCGGCTCAACCAGACCCCCATCCTCAACCGCAACGGGTAAAATACCGGTGGGCAAAACACCCTCCAACCCGCCGGTCTCTAACCCACCGGTCTGGCGGAACCGCGCCTGCCGCTCTTCGAGCCGCGCCAAGGCGTCGGCGACATCCTGGGTCGTCGTCTGGGCGTAGCGCATCGTGGTGCGGATATCGCTGTGCGCCATCGCCTGCTGCACCCGGCCCAACGGCGCGACGGCCGCCAGCCTTGTGCCAAAGGTATGCCGCAGATCGTGAAAGCGCAGCGTCGGCAACCCGATGGCGCGGCGCGCCTTGACCCAGTCGCGGCGGAAATTGCCGCCATCGGCGACCAAGGGATAGCGCTCGCCCCGCTTCCGGCCGGGGGCGGGGTGACGGCAGAGATAAGTGAAGACGTATGCCTCGTGCCGGCCGCGCTCCAGACTGAGGAGCGCCCGCATCCCCTGGGTCAGCGGTAACAGATGCTGCTTGCCGCCCGGCTTTTTCGACTTGGTGCGAAAGGTGATAAACCCGAGATCCCAGTCGATCTGCTCCCATCGCAGCGCCAAGGCGTTCTCCCGGCGCACCCCCGACAGGATGGCAAAGCGGATGACCGGGCGGAAATCCTCGCGCATCGCCGCCAGCAGCATCTCCTCCTTCTCGCCCTCCGGCAGGATCGTCTGCCGGTTGTCGGGTTCCTCCAGCCACAACGAGGGGCCCTTGGTGCTGCGCCACTTCAACTCGGGCACCTTGAACCCCCAGGCGGCGCAGGCATTGACGATCGAGCGCAGATGCGCCGTCTCGCGGTTGACGCTGGCATTAGAGAGGCTGGCCCGGCGACCGGCGACAAAACTCGCCAGCCGCCCGAAATCCAACGACGACAGCAAGACCTCCGCCCCGAGCTCGTCGATCAGCGTGCGGTTGTGGATCTGCGCCTGCCGCGCCGTCTTCCAGTATTGCGACACATCGGTCCAGTGCCGCACCACCGCCGCCTTTAGCGTGATGTCGGGTTTCTCCCCGGTGTATTTGCCGAGGAGCGCCGCCGCGCGGGTTTGCGCCGCGAGGGTTTCGGCGATGTCCCGGTCGCCTGTGCCAAGGCACTTGCGAAATCGAGGATAGCCCCGGACGGTGAAACTCTCGTAGTAGACCTCGCCGCGGAGCTGGACGAGGCTCGTCCGCCCGCCTTTTGGTTTTGCGCCTCCTCTTGGTTTTGGTGCTGCCATCCGCCCAACTCCTGTTTTTGAATGTACGAGATGAGATCGTTCGGTTTGAACCGCCGGGTCTTGCCGATCTTGACCCAGCGCAGCCGCCCGGCGGCAATCTCGTCGACCAGCGTCTGACGGCTGATGCCGAGCGCCTTCGCCGCCTCGCCCTGGCGGATCAAAAGCCGGCCGCGGGCAATCTGCTGCAGCCGTTCCTCCAAATCGAGGCTGAGGCTGTCGACCCTCAGGGTCGGGGGATCAGCGCTCATTCAAACTCCTGCCCGCCAACTCCTGCCCGGCCTGCCAAACCAGGCCAAACCATGCCTTGCCGTGCCCTGCCTCAGACCGAGCCCTGCCGAGCCGCGCCTGCCGTGCCCTGCCATGCCCTGCCGAGCCGTGCCGAGCCGCGCCTGCCGCGCCCTGCCGGGGCAACCCAAGCCCCGCGCTGCCTTGCCGCGCCTGCCGTGCCCTGCCATGCCAAGCCGGGCCGTGCCAAACCGCGCCTGCCGGGCCATGCCGTGCCACGCCAACCCCCGTCCCGCCTAGCCTGCCGCGCCGCGCCTGCCCGGCGATGCCAAGCCATGCCGGTCCAGGCCCTGCGGTTGCTTGCCTTGCCAAGCCCTGCCTGCCCGCCGTGCCGAGCCGAGCCGAGCCTTGCCCTGCCTCACCGTGCCGAGCCTGCGGTGCCGAGCCCTGCGGTGCCAAGCCGGGGCACGCCCAGCCTGCCTGCCGAACCGAGCCGCGCCGAGTCGAGCCTTGCCTTGCCGGGCCAAGCCTGCGGTGCCGCGCCCTGCCATGCCATGCTCTGCCGGGGCAGGCCTTGCCGCGCCTGCCGTGCCGGGCCAAGCCACGCGCTGCCGGGCCGGGCCTTTTTGCCACGCCTGCCCTGCCTGGCCCTGCCAGGCGACGCCAAACCGAGCCGCGCCGAGCCTGCCCTGCCAGCAGAATGCGGATGGCTTCGTGTTTCGTCTGGGCCATGCCGGGGCCTCGGGGGGGTTCCACCGGCCCCGAGCCTACCGCCGGCTTTGCAGATCGTGCAAGAGGGGAGTTCGTAACTTTTACAAGAGGCGGGTTAGCAGTCGCCCCGGTGCCGCTTCTCCCACTCGATCACCGACTTGACAAAGTCGGCCCGCAGCTGGTCGGCGTCAAACACCGACGCGCCGCCGTCCTGGCGGGTGACGCAGTCGTCAAACAGGTCTTTGATCTCTTCGAACACGTCCTCGACGGTCCCCATGATGTGTGCCCCCACACTTGCTCTTCTTTGGCCCGACCCTGCCGCGCACGGCGGCGCCCCGGTCGAGGGCTGCGCGCACTCTCATCGCCTGTCGGCCCTCCCGTTCCCAAGGGGCAGTCACGCTAACCTTATGGGTGTATTCGGAAAGTATGTCGTCGCTTATCGCGCGTTTATTGCATCATGAAGGCGCGGCATGCCCCGGCGTCAAGTGAGGTTTTTTATCATTCCGGATTCATCTGTCTCGATCTGGTTTGTCGCCGTCGGCGCTGACCGTATCGGCCGGCTCCTCCTTGGCGTCAATGGCGGTCACCTTGCCGCCGCCTCGCTCGACAACGATGTCCGGTTTGCGCCGCAAGGTGCGCCCGAAATGCTCGACCGTCTCGGCCAGCATCTCGCCCTGCACCAGGGCGTCCCTGACCAGCGTGATGGCGTCGGCGATCTGCGTCTCAAAGGTTTTGATCTGCACCTGAATGGTGCCCTGAAAACTCTTGAACGCGGCATCGAGGGTGGAGAGCGTCGCCAGCGCCGTCTGCAGCGAGCCGGCGAGACCAAACTCCTCCTCGGTCGAAACCGCCGTCTCCTGTAGTTCGCGCGGCACGTTCGGATCGCGCCCGAGCAGGTCGGAGACCGAACATCGGTAGGTCTTCGACAGCGCCATCAAGACATGCGCAGTGATGGTCGCCCGGTTGGTCTCGATGTTGCTGACGCGGGTCGCGGGCCAGTTGTTCAACTCTTCGACCTTGGTCTGGCTCAGACCGCGAAACTGCCGCCATTCCTTAAAGTAATTGGGAAAAGGTTCGCGCGCGGCGACACGCCGGCTGCCGCTCATGGGGGTTCTCCTGTTTCAACGCCCGGATGAACCCGGCGTAGTCTTGACAGGTTATCCGTTGCATCCCCTGTAACAGCAAGGGATTTTATGTATCGCCCATGTCACCCCTACGGTAACGCGGTGGTTGCGCCGGGGCGCGGCTTGTAAACCTGCATCGACCGGCTTGCAGATCGGCGCATGGCTAACGGTTAACGCACATCAACCGGCTTGCAGATAACCGTAAGAGGCTGACCGGCGGTGACTTGTAAAATTTGCGATGCTCGGGGCTTGACGGGTCTGCAAAACCGGCGCGAGGATGCACCGCCATGCCCCCCGGCCTCGCCCCCCTCGAGCCCCATCCGCTGCGCGCCTACCGCGAGCGCCGCGGGCTCTCGATCAGCGAGTTGGCGCGCCGGGCCGGGCTGTCGGTCGCCACCGTCAGCCGGGTCGAAGCCGGCGGCGTCGATCTGCCGACCATGGCCGTCATCATCAAACTGGCGATGGCCTGCGAGGGCGAAGTCTCCGAACTCGACATCGTGCGCTACTCCTTTGCCCGCTCGGTCGGCGTCGTGCTGCCGCTGCGGGCTCCCATGACATCGGATTTCACCTGGAACTGGGTCCGACCGAGTACTGAGGGCGCTACCCCAGTCTTGGTCTGACACGGCGCGGTGCCGGGAGGCTCTGCCCGGAGCCGCGCCGTTTTTGCGAGGAGCGTTGGGGAAAGCCGCCGACCGGCGCCCTCCGACGGTTGACCGGGGGGAGCTGCGAACGCCGGTAAGCGCCGGCCGGCGGCTGTCACGTCAAACCCGAGGGGGAGAACACTCACATGGCCGAAGCGTTGCGCGATGCGGCAGGACCCAACCTGACACGCGCCACCTTTATCGAGTTCTGTACGAAGCACGACGAGATAGAGCGCGAACTCGCCGATGTCGCCGAGACCAAGCGCAGCTTGAACAAGCGGCGCAAGGACATCCGCAAAAACATGGGCGCCGCCGGCATCGATATCGACATGTTCGACCGGATGCGCGACGACCTCGAACTGACCCCGGAGGAGCGCGAAGCCCGGACCCGCGATCTGGCGCAATACATGGCCTGGATGCAGGCCCCGGCCGGGTACCAGGCGTCAATGGATTTCCAGTCCGACGACCCCGGCGAGCGCGCCTACAACGTCCACGAGCTGCACGCCATCGACGGCGAGGGCTTTGACGCCGGCAAGACCGGCCGGCGCGCGGACTCCAACCCCTACCGCCCCGGCACCGAGGGGCACGCCCGCTGGCACAACGCCTGGAACCGCGGCCAGCAGCTCGCGGTCGAGGCGATGGGCGGCGGCGCGCCCGCGCCTGCGGCCGAGCCGAACGGCCATGCCGAGGCGCCGGAACCCGAGGCGGTGCCCGATCCGCCGCAGGGCAAGCGCCGCCCAGGTCGGCCGCGCAAACCGCACCCGCCGGTCGGGGAGAACGGCGACCCGCCGCCGATGGCGGCTAGCGACCAGCACACAGAAACACCGCCGGCTGTCCACTAAACAGCCGGCGGCGAACTGGGAGGTAAATCCCAAACCCTTGAAGAAGGATAGCCATTATGCTCGTCGACCTCGCTTTACTCAAGCCCAACCCGTATCGGGATTTTGTCGTCGATCCGATTGACGCAGATGCTGTCGATCGGCTGGCCGCTTCCATCGAGGAAGACGGGTTCTGGGGCGGCGTCGTCTGTCGCCGGGTTAACGGCCACGTCGAGATTGCCGCCGGGCACCATAGGGTGCAGGCGGCGATGCAAGCTGGCATGACGGCCGCCGATGTCTTTGTCGGCGACCTCGACGACGCGGCGATGATCCGGGTTTATGCCCGCGAGAACGCCACCCAGCGCGGCAACACCAGCAGCGCCGTCGCCGGCACCGTCGCCAGTGCCATCCGTTTCCTGGCAAAATCAGTGCTTACCGGGAGTTTGGCAACAATTGTTGCCAAACTAGATGCCGACAAAGTTCGCGGGAATTTGACCGCGGGCAGAGGATTAGGCGAAGACGTCATCATCGCCTTCCTGCCGAGTATCCCCGGCGTCACACTCCGCTCGGTACGCGATCAGCTCGCCAATCTGCACGCCTCGGGCGACTACGCGCGGATCATCAACGAGGTTCGCGAGGAGATCGAACGCGAGGAGCGGGCGGCAGCCGAAGCGCTGGAGCGGGCCGAAACAGAGCGCAAAGCGGCCGAGGAGGCCGAGAGGAAGGCCGAGGCCGATCGCCGGGCAGCAGCCGAGAGAGCCAAGGAAGCTCGCGAGGAGGCGGCGCGGAAGCGGGCCGAGGAAGAACGCCAGCGTGCCGAAGTGCAGGCGCAACTTGCCGAGAGACGGCGCAAGGAACTCGAAGCCGAGGCCGAGCGGCTCGGACTCAAGCGCAAGGAAGCGACCAGAGCGGGCAGCGACGCACGCAGGGCGGCGACCGAAACTAAAGCCAAGGCCAAGGTCACCTTCGATTTCGAGGGCGTCTCGCGGCACCTGAAGGTGTCGCATCATGTGAACGTGTTCCGCGATGTCGTCGGCGGGCCCGGCGTCGCACCCTATTTGCCAGTTAAAAATCAGGCGGCGCTGGCTGCCGAGCTGGTCAAACGCATCGGCCGGCGCGAACTAACCGGCAGCGTCATCCGCGACACGATCTTTTCCCTGGTGCAGGAAGTCCGGCAGTTCGGCCGGTTCACCAGCGATCAGGAGCGCCGCGAGGCCGAGCAGCGCAACATCCAGCTGCGCATGCAAAACGCGCAGGGGGATTTCGCCCGGCATCTGCGCGGGCTGATCGAGCACGGCAACAAGATCCTCGAACTCTACCGTGCCTATCCGGAGACCGATTTCCAGATCATCCCGCAATTCCGAGAGGCGGTGACCGGGGCCAAGCCGATCGTCGATGCACTGCATCGGAGGATCGCGCCATGACGGTGCCAGCGAAGGTCGTCCCGATCTGGGGGCGCGAGCATCCTACGCGCGGCATCCGCCATCACGATCTCGCGGTGTCATTCATCGAAGATTTTCCGATCGGCACACAGTTAAGCCAGGACCGCTTTGGCGAATGGCTGCAGCAAAGGAATATCCTCGTTACCGCCTCGGGAAATTCGTTGGGTCGCCGCGATTATATCTATTGGCGCAAAGAATGGCGCGATCGGATAAACGCCGCTGCATCCCATTCCCGCATGAATGAGACCGTCGGTGTCACGTTCACAATCGAGGTGATCGCGCAGCAGACGCTGGAAGTCCGGAGCTGCATCGTAGCCCTGGCGGTGACCGATAATGTCAGGCCGATAGAACTGCGCACCGAAGCGCGGCGCCGGAAAATGAGCCAGTGGGCGGCTGGGATTGATTGGTCGCAGCACGATCCGCACGTCAAAGACAGCGCGACGCTGTTGTTCAAATTCAGCGAAACGCTGCGCAAGCACGCTGAGGTCTCGCATCGTGACTATTGCGACGCGATCGGCGATTTCACCGCCTATCTGCAAACGCTGAAGCTTTTACCGGGGCCGAGTGAAGCGTCCGGCGATGGAGAGCCGGGGTGATCGACGATCTCGTCCACGCGCAACTTATCGCCACGGCGGAACTGGCGATAGTCGCGGTGCAGGCGGGCCTGCGCGATACGGTATTGGTCTACGTTCCGGGTGACGCTCCCTATGTCACCCGGAGTGCTCTGCGGGGCACCCAAATCTGCACAGATGGTCGTGGCACTTTCGACCTCTGGCAAACCGAGCCGCAACTAGAAATAGCAAAAAACGGACTGTCGCTCGCTGACGCGGTTGCCGCGCTGCGCGATCCATCGGCGCGTGCGTCATGACTGCGTTCCTCACGATCGGCCAGAACGGCGACAGCTATGTCAATGTCGCCAATGTCGCTCGGCTTAACTGGGTCGGTGATGGCCAATACCACGTCGAAGATCTGCGCGGGCACATCATCGGGATAACCCATCAGGTCTATCTCGACAGCTTGCGGTTCAACGTCGTCGCGGCCAGCGGATGGGAATGCCTGATCGCGCTTGAGCCTGAAACGCCTTCCGAGAACTGGGGCGTGATCGTCGAGCCGGTTCTGGCGTTCAGCCACAACATCGATCACGACCTCATACCGATCGTCACAGACTCGCTTTTCAACAATCGCGAGTCGTGGGCTCTGCGCCACAAAGACAGCCCGCGTGTCTTCACCGATGGCTCAGGGTGCTTCGACGATGTCGAGTCCTGGCTGAGGAATTGCAAAGCGGAAAAGGCGCAAAGCGAAGAATGGGCGGCTCAGCGCAAAGCAAGGGAAGAGGCGGCTGAGCAGAAGGCGAGGGAAGAGGCATGATCCTCGCCCTCGGGAGCTACCAGGCATTTGAGGCCGCCGTAATGCCTGGGATTGGTCGCGGAACGGCGGTCGAGGCAAGCCGAGCAGCGGGGAGTCGCGGCCTGCGGCGTCCTGGCTGGGTACGGCTAGGTGCGGCGAGGAGCGGCGGGCGTAGGCCCGCCGTCACCTCGACATGATGCTCTTAAGCCTGGATTGCGCGACCAGATTGGGCTGGTGCTTCGGCACCGTTGGCCAGCACCCTCGTTGGGGCAGCCACGATTTCGGGCGCGGTCGCAGCAACGGCGAGGTTCTTGGAAATTTTCATAACTGGCTGATCGCCAAGATCGACGCGGTCCGCCCCGATCTGATCGCCTTTGAATCGCCATTCGTGCCGGCCCCAAACAGCCGGTTCGCGACGCCGATGAACGCGCTGACGGTCAGGCGCTTATTTGGCTTTGCCGCGATCACCGAGGCGGTCTGCCACCAGCGCCGCATCCGCTGCGCCGAAAGCCCGCCCACCGAAATCACCAGGGTTCTGTTGGGTGGCCCGGCGCCCAAAGGACGCGCCGCCAAAAAAGCCGTCACGCTCCAGCGGGTGCGCGCTCTTGGTTTCGCCGTCGAGGATGACGACGAGGCTGATGCGGTTAGCTTGTGGCTATTCGCGGAGGGTGTCTTCAGCCCCGCAATGCTGTCGCAGCGCCGCGCCGCCGCCGGCCTCGAACTCAACCTCCACCCCCGAAAAACGAACGCCCCGCGAGGCAAACCGCGGAGCGCTCTGGGGGTAACGACCGCCACTATGGAACCGGATCATGGCAGTCTCGACACCAACAAAAATATCGACGGCAAATTCCAATTTCAATTCGCCCAGGTTTAACGCGGAAAATAATTCCGCCGAGAGCCAGGCCGAACTTGGCCTCGCCGTCGCCCGCCCGAATCTGATCCGGGGCGGTCTCGTCCATATCAGTCAGCCGGTGCGCAAGATCTTGGCGCGCCTCTCGACCCGGATGCGCGGCGATGGCGCATAGCTGGGAATCTCCCGCCAACGCGGCGCGCGAAGTGCTGCTGGAGACGCTCGAGTCCCAGATCGGCTCGCGCGAGACCCGGCAGGCGGTGATCGACCTCGTGATCGAGGAATTCGACCGGCAGTTCTCGGACCCCGATGACGAGATGGTGGTGGCCGGCGCCGAGGTGCTCGCCGCCAGCGCCGATTGCGTCGGGCTCAGCCTCTACCACCGCCGCCTGGTGGTCGAAACCATCTGGCGGACGATGGCCGAAAAGGCCTTCGGACGATGAGACGCCAGCCCCGACGCCTCCAGCTCCCCCAGGTCGCCGACCACAATGCGGCGCACTGGCTGGAGCCGCGCTGGTTCGCCACCCGGCCGGCGAGTTTCCGGCAGATCTGGGGTGGCCCCGGCTGGTACCTCGTGCGCGTCTGCCCGTGCCATCCCGGCGAACCGGTCGGGCACAATCCCTTCGACAGCGAGGCGGCGGCGCGCCGGCTGGCGGCGATCCTCGTCGGTGCGTCGGAGGCGCTCGGGCGATGACCGAAATACTGAGCCCCGGCCAGAAAGCCGTCCGCACGGTCGCGGCAACCTACCGCGTTACCGGCACCACCGGTCGGATCCTCGTCGATGCCGTGGTGCGCGAACTGGCCGAACCCGATCGCGAGATGCAGGAGGCGGGTGCGGCCGAGCTGCTGCAGGCGCTGCCGCCCGGCACGACCCCGAGCTATCGCCGCGAACTCGCCGGGGTGGTCTGGCGGGCGATGCTGGCGAGGGCAGGGTGCATGGCGTTCGCCCTCGCCCTCGCCGGCCCGGTGCTGGCGAGCGACTACCAGCCCCGAACGCTAACGCTGGAATTCGCCGACGGTCGCACCGAGCAGGTCGCCGCCACCAGCCCGCGCATATGCGAAGAAGCATTGCGCGCCTTGCGCATTGGTTATTGGCGCATCGTCGGCGAGCAGCCGGTCAAGTGGTATTGCGGGCCGGGCGACCGGTTCGCCGCCTGCGACCAGTACATCGTCGGGTTCAATGCTCCTCCCTCCTGCGCTGGGAGGCAGTGATGCCCTACAAATACGCGCGTCCCCCATACCAGCGCCAACTCGATACCGGACCCAACCGGCCGCGCACCCGCGACGAGATCGCGCTCTACGCCCAATACCGCGACGCGCGGGCCAACTTCCGCCCGAGGGAGTGCACCGGCACCTCGCCCTGCTGGGTCGAAGACGGCCCCCTCGGCCTCAACGGTAACCGCTGCCGCGGCTGCGACAACCGGCCGGACGCCCCCCTTTCCTGGCGTGGTCGGGTGCAGCGATGACCGCCGATCCGCGCTCCCTCGCATTGGAACACGTCGCCTGGTGCCTCAAGGAAGGCATGACGCTCTCCGAACTGCATGCCGCCCTCGGGTTCGAGGCCGGGCCGCATTTCGCCTCGTGGGAAGACGCCATCGTGCGGTTGACGCGGGTGGCCTCCGACATGGAGATCACCCTCGATCAGCGGCACCGGCCGCACCACCGCCAAGCAAGCCTGCCAGCACCCTACCGCCGCCGCGAGCCGCCGCCTGCGCCCTGGCCGGGGAAGCGGGTCTGCCTGTGCGCCAACCTCTGCCGACAAGACTGCTTGGCGCCTGACCGGTATTGCCGGTTTGAAGCCCGGCCGAGCCGAAAGCGGATCGCATGATGACGCCGCGCTACGACAACGTGACGCCGCTGCGCCAGCCGCAGGGCGTCGGCGACCTCGCCTTCGAGGCGCAGAAGGCGCTCGTCAACCACGAGGCCGAGCAGGCGCTCCTCGGCGCCATCATGCTCGACAACCGGGCCTATGACGCGGTCTCGGACTTTCTCGGCTGGGAGGATTTTGCCCACCCGCTGCACGGCCGGATCTACGCCGCCGCCGGGAGCCTCGTTGCCGGTGGCCAGCCCGCCAACGCCATCACCCTCGGCAGCTATTTCGCCGACGACGAGATCCTCAAGACCAATGGCGGGATGGGCTACCTCGCCAAGCTGGCGATGAGCGCCGTCACCGTCATCAACGCCTACTGGTACGGCAAGACGATCTTCGACCTGGCGCGCCGTCGCGACCTCGTCGAGGTGGCCGAGCAGGCGATCATCGACGCCGCGTCCCCAAGTCCCGACGATGCCGTCGATGCGGTGATCGAAAAGGTCGAGCAGCGTCTCTACGAGATCGCCGAGCAGGGGCAGCAGCACCAGAGCCGGCCGCTCGCCGCCATCGCGCACGCCGTCGTCAGCAACACGGAGAGCGCCTACAAGGCGGGCGGCGCCGTCACCGTCGACACCGGTCTCCTCGATGTCGACGGCACGATCCGGGGGATGTCGCCGGGCGATCTGATCGTGCTGGCGGGACGCCCGTCGATGGGGAAGTCGGCGCTCGCCGGCACCGTCGCCACCAACGCCGGAAAAGCCGGCAAGCACACGATCATGTTCTCGCTCGAGATGACCGCCGAGGAGCTTGGGCAGCGCTGGATCGCGGCGCGCACCGGCATCACGACGGAAAAGTTACGCCACGGCGACCTCACGATGACCGACTGGCCGCTGTTGCGTGACGCCGAGATCGAGATCGCCGCCTTGCCGATCACGGTCGACGACCAGCCCCGCATCAGTGTGGCGGCGATCCGCCAGCGCGCCCGCCGGCTGAAGCGCCGCAGCGGGCTCGATCTGATCCTGATCGACCACCTGCAGCTGATCCGCCAGGGCGGGAAGCAAGAGAGCCGTCGGCTGGAGATCGGCGACGCCACCTCGAGCCTCAAGGCCATCGCCAAGGAGCTAGGGGTTCCGATCCTCTTGCTCTCCCAGATCAACCGGAAGGTCGAGGACCGCGACGACAAAAGGCCGACCCTCGCCGATCTGAAGGAAAGCGGCGACATCGAGCAGGACGCCGACATCGTCCTCTTCCTCTACCGCGAGGAATATTACCTCGCCAAAGCCGAACCCCGGAAACGCGGGCGCGAGACCAAGGAGGCCTACGCCGGCCGTCTCGCCGACTGGCAGGACGACTGCGAGCGCTTCAAGGGCATCGCCGAAATCGGCGTCGCCAAAAACCGGCATGGCCGCACCGGTACCGTCAAGGTGCACTTCGACGCCGAGCGGCAGCGCTTCGACAACCTCGCTCGCTGGGAGCAGCCCCGATGACGCTGCCGGATCCGCCATTGGGCCCGGAGGTCGATTGCACCGACCTCGACAGCTTCATGCTCAACGTCGAACGGCTGCTCGGCTCCGAGCTCGTCGCCGTTTCCTCGCACGAGGTACTGGGCGCCGCGCTTCTGTTGTGGTGCCGCGCTTGGAAACAGCGCCCGGCGGCGAGCCTGCCCGATGATGACGAGGTATTGGCGGGTTTCGCCCACATGCCGCTGAAACGGTTCAAACGGCTCCGCGAAAAGGTGCTGCACGGCTTCGTCAAATGCTCCGACGGACGCCTCTACCACCCCGTCCTGGCGGCGGATGCGATCACAGCTTTTCAACGTAAATTGAAGCACCGCGAAAAGGTTGCCCAGGAAACCAATCGCAAAAAACGCTGGCGAGAGGCTCAAAAGCCGCAGAAAGCCTCACCCCGTCCCGAAGATGTCCCGCGTCGCGAGACGCCTTATACAGGGACAGGGACAGGGACAGGGACAAAGAGTCCAAACGGAATCAACGAGACCTTTTTTTCGAGGAAGGGGGTGCAGGGGGAAGGGGGCTCGGCTGACGCCTCGCCGGGTTTGCCTCGCGGCAAACCTGCAAAAAAGGCTTCGCCGCACAAGCGGTTACCCATCCCCGATGGCTGGAAGCCCGGCGACGAGGAGCGCCAGGCGGCAATCGGCCGGACCGGCTGGTCCGAGGCCGAGTGCGACGCGGCGGCGGAAGCCTTCCGGCTGCACCACACCGCCAAGGGAACCCTGTTCAGCGACCTGGGCGCTGCCTGGCAGGCCTGGGTCGCGGTCGCGGCGGCGCATGGGCGGCGCCGGCCTCGGTCGCCACCGGGCCTCGAGGAGGACGGCGGCGGCTACGACCGCGCCGAGCAGCCCTTCGCCTACGCCGCCGAGAGCCGCGAGCACTGGCACGACCGCTGCGCCGTGTGGTTCGACCGCACCCGCGGCGGGCCGCTCCGGCGGCGCTGGCCGGAGGGTTGGGGGCCGGCGCCGGGTGAGACCGGATGCCGCGTCCCGGCGGACGTGTTGGCCGAGTTCGAGGGACAGCGTGAATGATCGATTGGCTAGCGGTAGCCCTGATTTTGAACGCTCTGGCGGTGACGCTGCTGGCGATCTGCGGGTTCATGCTCGGGTCGGTGCTGAGCCGGGTGGGGGACGCGCTGGAAGCGCTGCGCCCGGCGCCGCAGGTGCGCAGTCCGGGCGTGCAGCCGGTGCAGCCGTGGCCGAAGCCGGGGCCGTTTGCCGATCCGCGACCGGCACCGCCGCGACCGGTTGCAGCGGCACCGTCGGTCTCGCGGTGGCCGTGACGCACTGGGTCGTGGTGTTGCGCTTCGCGATGACCACCCGCATCGACATCGTCAGGGGCGAGACCGGTCCCCAGGCGGCGGCGGACTTTGTCGCCCGGTGCCTGCAGCAACCGCACCCGCCGGAATTGCCGCTGCTGTCGATCGACACCTGCGAGGTGCCGGCCGGCAAGCTGCGCGAGCTGGCCGACGAGACGCCGCCGCCCTCCTGGCCGCAACCGGTGCCGGTCACCCCGACGCTGCCGGTGATCGGGCTGTGCGCGGCGGTGCGGGCCTACCACACCGCGCTCGCCGACAACGCCGACGGCGCCGAAGTGAAGCTCGCCGCCTTCGCCGAGCATCACGGCTGCCGGATCGACTTCGCCAGCAACCGGGGAGCGCCATGACCGAGGAAGTGGATCTCGACCAATACCGGCTCGACGCCGCCGCGCTCGCGGAGATCGACCGCCAGATCGAGGCGATGCCGGTTCTGCCCGAGCCGCAGGAGATGATTGCCGCAATGCAGGCTGCGCCAGCGGGCGAAAGCCTCAGCATCGCGAGCGCGGTCAAACTGCAGGCGATGTATCGCCGCTGCCCGGCAGCCGAGGCGCAAAACGAATTGTTCAAGGGCCTGCGCTCTGGCGACCTGCCGGTTCGGTGGCCGTCATGAGCGGGTATCACATCGCCGCCGACGGTCGCTCGATCACCTGCGGGCAGTGCGGGGCCACCAGCCACAACCTGACCGATGTGGCGCAGCGCTACTGCGGCAGCTGCCACATCTTCCACGAGGACTGTTCGGCCGAGTTCAAGTGCCGGGACTGCGGCCGGCTGATCGTCCAGTTCGGGGGCCCCGTCACCGAGGTGTGCGCCACCTGCACGGTGCTGCCCGGCTGGCACCGCGACCCGGTGCTGCGGCGGTATTTCGACCCGGAGGTGGCGCGCTGATGCCCGAGCTGCATGTCGATGTCGATCTGGTGGTCAAAATATTCGCGCGCGTCGATGGCGCGCCGACGCCGGTCGATGGGCAATTTATCGTGCGCTACGACCCGATGATCGATCAGACCGGTGCCTATCGGCTCGACACCACCGCCGACATCGACGAGGCGCTGGGCTTCTCGCGGGTGTCGGAGATCGAGGCGTTCATCCGGCGCCCGTCGCCGAATGTGCCGTTCGACCGCCCCGGCCACGTCAACCGGCCGATCACCTGCTACCACCTCGAAATCCTGCCGCGGGTGCGGCGCCCATGAAAGGCGGCACCCTATTCAGCGGCATCGCCGCCCCCGAGGTCGCGTGCCCCGAGATCGACTGGCGCTGGCAGGCCGAGATCGACCCGTTCGCCTGCGCCGTGCTGCGCCACCGTTTCCCCCACATCCCCAACCTGGGCGATGTCACAAGGATCGATCCCGATGCAGTTGAGCCTGTTGACCTTGTTGTCTTCGGGTCGCCCTGCCAGTCGTTCTCGGTCGCCGGAAAGCGGCTCGGACTGGACGACCCGCGTGGCAACCTGGCCCTCGTCGCCCTTTCGCTTGTTCAGCGAATTCGGCCCCGCTGGCTGGCTTTTGAGAACGTCCCCGGCCTATTTAGCTCTTTCTCCGGAAGCGAACTCGAGGAGCGTCAGGTACGAGAAGGTGATGTCGGGGAAAGCGCCGACGGTCGTGAAGACCGTGACTTCGCCGCCTTCCTCTCCCGACTTCGGGAATGCGGGTATCTTGGCGCATGGCGAGTGTTTGACGCTCAATTTACCGGAGTCCCCCAGCGTCGCCGTCGCATCTTCTTTGTCGGATATTCTGGAGACTGGCGTCCTCCCACAGCGGTACTTTTTGAGCGCGAAAGCTTGCGCGGGGATCATCCGGCGAGCGCAGAAGCGCGGGAAAGAATTGCCCGCCCAATTGCAAGCTGCTCTCCAGGCGGCAGCGGCTGGCGGGCCGACGCCGACACCGCTGACAACCTGATCCCGCAGACGGCCGGCGCGATGACGAGCGCCGGCGGCACCGACAAAAAGCACGGGCAGGGCTGGGGGCAGCAGGACTGGGAGAACGGCTATGCCATTCCCCAAGTCGCCGACCCGGTCAGCGCGCATGAGCAGCGCACCTATACCCACGAGGGCACCAACAACTTCCGGCTGCGCAACGTCGTCGCCAAGAGCGTGCGCGGCCAGCACAACGTGGCGCACCGCGAGGACACCGACACGCTGATCGCGGTGCAGTGCAACGGCAACAATGTCGGCACCGATCTGCCGTCGCTGCGGGCCGGGAACCAGCACATAACCGGCGGCGGGCCCGCCATCGCCTTCTCGGCCAAGGATCACGGTGCCGACGTCGGCGAGATCGCCCCGACGCTGCGGGCGATGAACGAGATCGACGGCAACGCCAATGCCGGCGGGCAGCTCGCGGTCGCCTATGGTGGCAACCGGCAGTCGGGACCGCTCGACGCCGCCTCGGCGGTGCGCGCCAAGGGCGGCACCGGGCACGGCGACTTTGAGAGCGAGACCTTCATCGTCGCCACCCCGATCCAGAACGCCACCCGAGGCAAGAATCAGAACGGCGTCGGGATCGGCGGCGAGGCGATGTTCACGCTCGACCAGGGATCGCAGCACGCCGTCGCGTTCGCAGAGAACACCCGCAACGAGGTGAGGACGTCGGCGATCATGCCGCAGCTGACGGCCGGCGGCGGTAAGCCGGGGCAGGGGTATCCGGCGGTCGCCTTCAAGCCGTCGCACTACACCCGCGACAAGGACGGCGCGCCCGCCGAGGTGACGCCGCCGCTCTCGGCCGACGCCGACAAGGGCGATCAGGACACGCTGGTGTTCGAGAGCCGCTTCGCCAGAAACGGCAGGGGCGCGCCAAGCGAGGTCGTGCCGCCCTTAAAAGCGCAGAGCGGGCAGACAGGGAAGGGGGACGGCTCACCCCTCCTGGCGGCCTTCCAGGCGTCCCAGAGCGGCATGCGCCTGGGCGACCAGCACCCGACCCTCGACGGCAACAACGGCTCTCGGCGTCACCACGGGGTTGCTGAAAACTCCAGAAACCAGGTTTCCAGCGCGATGTCGGTGCGCCGGCTCACTCCGCGCGAATGCGAGCGCCTGCAGGGACTGCCCGACGACTTCACGCTGATCGTCTACCGCGGCAAGCCTGCCGCCGACGGCCCGCGCTACCGCGCCATCGGCAACTCGATGGCGGTGCCGGTGATGCGCTGGATCCTGGGGCGCATCTGCCAGTTCGAGGAGCGGCAGCGATGATCTGCGAGGCCTGCCACGGCAGCGGATGGCATCTGCATTGCCCGGAGCGCTGGCCCGGCTGTCCGGTCCGGTGCTCACCACGGTGCCGGCTAGGGCCCTGCCCGGAATGCGGCGGCTGCGGTCGGACGCACTGCTGCGAGGGAGAACGTCCTGGCAACGAGGTGCCCGAATGACTGAAGATCTCGTCCTCGGCGCGCGGGTCAGCATGCGCGGTGCGGCCCGGCAGATCCTTGAGGCGATCGACCAGCTCGCCGAGTTCGAGGTCGCGCGCACCGGCTGGACGCGCGAGGACATCGCTCTGCTCGAGCGCATCGCCGCCTGGAAGATCGAGGGCGTCCCCTTTGGCGAATGGCCGGTCCCATGAGCGAACCCGTCACCTTTGTCGTCGAGACCCGCCACGGCCGGGAGAGCGCCAGCATCGTCTACGGCCAGCTTCCCGAGCATCTGCGGGCGAAGGGGTCGAACCAGCTGGTGTGGGTCTGGCGGCTCGACAAGCTGCCAAACGGCGAGGCGCTGCAGCAGATGCCGATCGGCGACCTCTACGACCAGTTCGTGCGGATGCGCGAGCAGGGCAAGCTGCCGCCGTCCAACCTCGCCGATCCGCCGAGGAAGGTCGAGACCGGGCCGAAGGTCATCGAGCGCGGGCCGGAATTCTGGTGGAAGCCCACACCGCTGCCGCGCGGCCAGGACTGGACCCCTGACGCGCCGCCGGCCGACATCGTGGGGTTCGAGTGACGGTCACGATCCTCACCGGAGACGCGCGCGGCCGGCTGCAGGAACTGCAGTCCGACAGTGTCCACTGCGTCGTCACCTCGCCCCCCTATTACGGGCTGCGCGACTACGGCGTCGCCGGCCAGATCGGACTCGAGGCCTCGCCCGACGACTACATCGATGCGCTGGTCGAGGTGTTCCGCGAGGTGCGCCGCGTGCTGCGCCCGGACGGCACGCTGTGGCTCAACATCGGCGACAGCTACGCCGCCGACGGCGGCACCTATCGCCGCAACAACGGCAACAAGGATAGCCGCGCCCGCTACGACGGGCGCTCGCCGGCCCGGCCGCGCCACACCGGCAGCAGCATCAAGCCGAAAGACCTGATCGGGATCCCGTGGATGCTCGCCTTCGCGCTGCGCGCCGACGGCTGGTGGCTGCGCCAGGAGATCATCTGGTCGAAGCCCAACCCGATGCCGGAACGGGTCAGGGACCGCTGCACCAAGGCGCACGAGTCCCTGTTCCTGTTGAGCAAGCGTGCGCGGTACTGGTTCGACGCGGCGGCGATCGAGGAAGAGCGCGTCTCGGACGAGGACGCCAACGGCTTTCGCGGCGGGGCCTATGTCGATGCCGAGATCGACAACGGCGTGATCGGCAAGCGGCGCACGGTCGGCAACAAACGCCTCTATGTCCCTGGCAACAAGACGCATCGAGGCGCGCTCGCTTACGAGGCCGGCGACGAGCATTCGCGAACCAAGGCTGGCCTCGTCGCCTTCGCGGAGCGCGAGCGGGGCAAAGCCGCCAACGGCGAGCAGCTGGGGACGCGCAACCGGCGATCGGTCTGGACGGTGGCGCGCAGCGAGCCGTTCGCCGAGGCGCACTTCGCGACCTATCCGCCGACGCTGGTCGAGCCGTGCCTCCTGGCGGGTTGTCCCGAGGGCGGCACCGTCCTCGACCCGTTCGCTGGATCCGGCACCACGGGGCTGGCGGCGGACAGGATCGGGCGCAATGCGATCCTGATCGAGCTCAACCCCGAATACGCGGACATGGCGCGGCGCCGGCTGATTGCCGATGCGCGCCTCTTCGCCGATGTCGCATGATGCAGATCGTGCCGCTGACCGTGCGCCGGGCCAACGACTTCGTCGAGCAGTGGCACCGCCACTCGGCGCGCACCGCCAACGACGGCGGCAAATTCGCCGTCGGCCTCGAGCATGAGGGCGAACTGGTCGGCGTCGCCATCGTCGGTCGCCCGGTCGCCCGGCTGCTGCAGTCCGGGCAGCAATACCCGGCCGAGCTGCTGCGGCTGTGCGTCTCGCCGGAATGCCCGAAGGGTGGCCCAGGCAAGCTCTACGCGCGGGCGCGCCGGATCTGGCAATTGATGGGCGGCACCCACTTTCACACCTACACCCTCACCCGCGAGACCGGCGCGGTGATGCGCGGTGTCGGGTTCAACGACAGCGACGCCGTCCCGGTGCCCGGCGGCAAGCAGTGGACGCGACCGTCGCGGCCGAGGCCCCGCGATCCGCTGACCGCCGAGCCGAAGCTGCGGTGGAGCGAGGAACTGCCGGGAGTCCCGGTCTGATGGCAAAACGCGACGACACCGAGGCGACCCGCGAATTGCTGCGGTGGATGCACAGCCACGGCGACCAGGTGCGGATATCACGGCCAGCGTCAGCGACGAACTCGACCGCATGGGGATCAAGCCGGCCTCGGTGCTGGGCTACACCCCGCAGACGGACGACGCCAAAGGCAAGGACGCCATCGTCATCGCGCCCTACGTCACCAAGCCACTGATGCTGCCCGACAACAAGATCAGCCGCTGCGCCGGGTGCCACAAAAAGTTGCAGCACCGCCCGCATTTGCCGAAGGGCGCCACCTTTATGTGCAGTCCCTGCGCGCTGAAGAAGGTGAAGCGCCAGAAGCCGAAGGGCTGGGTCGAGACCCGGATGCCGGTCAGCGCGTGCCCGCTCTGCGGGTACCAGACAGACGCTGCCAGCGGGTTGGGCGCTCCGGTGCCGGGCGATCTCACCGTCTGCCTCCAGTGCGCCTCGCCGCTGCGCTTTACCGATACGCTGCAGCTGAGGGCGGTTTCCCCCGATGAGTTCACCAACCTCGACCTTCAGCTGAAGAACGGGCTGCGCCGCGTCATGGCGGCGGTCCGCACCCTCGACCGCAGGAAGGTCAAGGGCGATGCCTGACCGGGTGGTCATGTTCTCCGGTGGCCTCGTCAGCTGGGGCACCGCCAAACGCGTCGTCGAGCGCCACGGCGCCGCCGATCTGACGCTGCTGTTCACCGACACCCGGATCGAGGATCCCGACCTCTACCGGTTCCTTGAGGAGGCTGCGGCCGACGTCTTCCGCAACATGCCGGCGCGGCTGGTGCGCCTCGCCGACGGGCGCACGCCCTGGGAGGTGTTCCGCGACCGCCGCATGATCGGCAACACCAATGCGGACATCTGCTCGCGGATCCTGAAGCGCGAACTGGCCGACCGATGGCTCAAGGAGCATTGCGAC